TCACCTCTCTGCCTCATGGCTTCGTTGGCTCAAAAGATTGCCGAGGCGCTGGATCACCAATCCGGCCTTTCGCCGGTCCTCGAAGCACCGGCAGCCGCCATTGGTGCCCATGCCTACGGGCTTGCTGATGCAGCAGCTGTTGTCGCCACAGCCGGGAATACCAGCCAGGACGGACTGCAGCAGCTCGGCGTCGTGGCGGGCGAGGGTTTCATGAGGCGTTCGCTGCAAGACGGCCTTGGCATCGTCGGCGTATTCGCGGGTCACTTCGCCGGAGCGAGCCAGGCTGTGCAACACGCCCTGGCAAGCTGACAGCTCGAACACCAAAGCTTTCTGGTGTGCCGCCAAGGCATCCCGCTCGTCTTTCAACTCCTGCCAGCTAGGGCTAACATCCATTCCTGTATCATCGGTCATAACGCCTCCTTCAGTTCTAGATTGCGGCCGACGCGGGTGATGGCGGCGCGCACGGCGCCTAGCCGGCGACTGGCCGCAACGATGTCGGTGAATGGCTCAGCGCTCATGGCCACCCCCATTGGCCTGGTGGTAAAGCTCGATGGCTCGCCCTTCGAGACGCTTTGCGTCCACGGGGTCGATAAACTCGCGGCTTTCCTCGTCAAGCACAGCGGCTTGGGCGAGCTTTATGTTGCCGTAGCCGGCGCGGTGGAGGCGTCGCATTGCATCGGCCATCACGCCGCTCATCGTGTAATGGCCATCGGTGCGCTCCACCACAGACAGCATGGCCTCGACCGCCTCATCCTCGGCCCGCTGGTCGGGGGTGCAGATGGGGTGTAGCTCGCTTGATGTGGCCATGTCGTAGCCGCCATAGTCATCACGAAGCCAATACATGTCGCCGTCACGTGCCAATATGGTGTGCTCGCCGTGGCATGTGTCACCTTCCTGCCATCGGCAACGGTCACCAACTTTCCATATGCCATCACATTCCATAAAACCTCCCCTGAATCAGGTGTCTTTCAGTTCCAGTTATCGCGTCTTCTCGCGAATCCTCTCCAGCACGATGCGGATGCCGGCGGCATCGTGAAGCCGGCGTTCCGCCATGGCCTGGTCGTGCTCCTGAAATGCGCTTTCCTCGATCTCGCGCAGCCAGCTGGCCTTGAGGTGACGAAACGCCTGTTCGATGTAGTCCTCGTCCAGGCAGTCGTACATGGCGGCGGCACATTCCTCCCAGGTGGTATGCAGCTCGCTGGTCGCCTCGTAGTGCCGCCGGGCGTTCTCGATCTGCAGGGTCTTGCCGGCCAACGCCTTCCCCAGATGCTGACAGCGGCGGTTCATGTACTCGTGACCGCCGGCCAGCTCTATCACCTCCGTGGCGGTCAATCCCTCGCGCTGGGCCTTGGTTATCAGATGGTGTTTTCTGGCAGTCATAACGGGCGCCCCTCCTGCGCACGGCGCAGTTGCGACAGGGTGTTTTTTACCGTGCGGTTGTCACTCGGGGTGCTGCTCGTGAAGATGGTGGGGTAGCCGGGGCGGCGGAATTTAAGGTGGTTTTTGCGGGTCATCGACACCTCGAAGCCGTGCCGATGGGCGTAGTCAATCAGGGGTTTTACTCGTTTCGAGGGTGTCTTCATGGTCACCTCCGTGGCGGTTGTCCAGGCCGTCGACGTAGCGGTGAATGAGGCCCAGGATGCGATGCAGTCGGTCGGCATCCACCACCTCGATCACACCGCCCACGTCATGCTCCAGTCGGGTGGGAGCATTCAGGCCGCTCGCGGCCATCATCCGCACCGTGGCCAATGCCCTGGCCAGGTCGTCTCGCTCGTCGATGGCTCGGGCGCACAGCCGCGCCTCCTCGGCGTTCAGGCTGACTCTCGACGGCGTGATCGCGGCGCCCCGGGCCCGGGCCCGGGCCAGCAGGTCTCCGGCATCGTTCATGTCAGCCCCCTCGCATGGTGGCCATCTGACGGCGCGCTTCTCTTTCCTCTGCCCGAGCCGCATCGCGTTCGGCCTTCAGGGCGTGGATGGCGGGCACCACGTCGCTCGTCACGTCGCTGCCGGCGGGCAGGTCCAGGGCGTGGGCCGCCTCGTGAAGGGTGTTGGCCTGCAGGGCCAGTTCAACATTCGTGTTCATGGTCCTCCCTCCAGTGGTCTTGCGGCATGTTGGGTGCCTCAAGGTCGGGGTTGTTCAGCGCCATCCAACGGCCACGGCGCTGACTGTCTTTCACACCGAGACGCTTGGCGCGAGCCAGTCTCACGTTCTGGCTGTCGAGGTCGCTGCGCCAGTGGTGCGCCACATGGGGCGGTCGCTTCATCCGTCGTCCCAATGCATCGCAGGGCGCGTCATGACGAGTTCGTTTCACGCGGGTCACCTCAGAACACGAATCGCTCGGGTCGGTCGGTTGTCACCGGCGCGGTGGGCTGGCAAGCCAAGGTGGTGTCCGGGGTGTCCGTCACCCCCTGGCCGAGCAACAGTAGGGTCAAGGCAATGGCGGTCATGGCTCACCTCACCCACTCGTATCCGCAGTGCAGGCAGTGGTCGCGCTCGCTGTTCTTCATGCGCGGCTCGTGCTCACACTCTTGTGCCTGTTTTAGCCGTCCGATTTGCTTGTCGATGTAGGCCAGCTGCTGTTCGACCGTGGCGCGCTCCTGGCGCCGGGCGGCAAGCGATTCGCTGATAAGCTCGTCGATCTCCAAAAGGTTGCGCATCGGTCACCTCCATCAAATGGCCGTCAAATGGAGTCCCTTGTCGCGGGCCAAACGGTCGGCGCCTGGAACCTCCCGCTCGCGCGGTAGACCCGGCTCGCCACTCCGACCTCACTGCCGGACTGATGGCGAGGTAGGGACAAGGGTGGGCCCATCGCCGACTGCTCTGGGATATTGCGGCCGCCGTATCGGCCGCTACTCCCGCTGCGCCCGTCCCGGCGAGCAACGCGGTAACAGCGGGGCCTGCACGTTCAGAACGAGCCCGAGCTGCCGAAACCGCCATTGCCGCGACCGGACGGCGCCAGGCTCTGGGATTCTTCGGCGTCGATGAGACAGGGGACCACCACCAGCTGCGCGCAGCGCTCGTTGCTCTCCAGGCGAATGAGGTCGAGGCCGCGGTTGATGACCGCGACGCGCACCTCACCGCGATAGTCGCTGTCGACCACCCCGGCCAGGCGATCCAGGCCCTGGTCCACGGCCAGGCCGGAGCGCGGCCAGATGAGGCCGACCCAGCCCTCGGGGATCGCCACGGCGATGCCGGTGTGGAGCAGGGCGCGCTCGCCCGGCGCCAGGGTCACGGCGTCAGCGGCCACCAAGTCCCAGCCCCCGGCCCCATCCGTGGCTCGGGTCAGTGGCGGCGTATTGGCGCGCAGGGGCCGCCACTGCATCACCGGGTTGAGGCGATCCAGTAGCTGGGCGTGGGCCGTCATCAGTTCATCGTGGCGCTGTGCCAGTTGCTCGAAAACGCTGTCCGTCATCCTCACCTCCAGAAGTTCACGCTGGCACCGCGATCTTGTGTGCGTGCCCCAGATGGGCGATGGGGTAGGGCGCCGGTGGTGCCTCGCCGTAGTGCTCGCGGTAGGCCACTTCGTGCCAGTGACTGAGGAACAGCTTGACCGCATAGCGTTTGGCGCGGGCGTGAATATGCGCCGGCGGCAGCTTGCCATTGCTGTACCACTGGTACGCTTCGGTGGTCTTACCGATGGAATAATCCTCCAGCTTTTTCGCTGCCTGGTCGGCGAATTCCCCGTCATCATTGCGCTGAATTTCCAGGGCCTTTCGTTCCAGATAGACCTTTCCGTAAATGTCATCGTCTCGGCCGCTGACCTTGACGAACGACTCGCCGATCTTCCAGCACAACGTCTTGAGTCGCGCGTTCCATGGGCGCACCTTTCCCTTCTCCCACCGGACGGTGGGGTCCAGACCGGCGTACCGCCAGATATGGCCCACGGTCGGCGCCCTGGTGATGTCGATATGGGCCATCAATCCGGCGGCAATCACCGGGCCAATGCCGCAAATACCACGCGCCCATTCGCCGATAGGCCGGGAGGCGCTGTAGACATCCAAGGCGGCCTTGATCTGGTTTTCCATCATGCGGTTCTGGTCGGCCAGCCACTGGAGGACAAGGTGGGGTTCGCCGTTCTCGCCCAAGGCGCGAACCTGATTGTCGGCGCGCTTACGGTCCTCCTGCATGGTGTAATAGGCGTCGACGAGGAAGCGGGCTTCCTCATCACTCAGGGTGACGCTGGCCTTACGCAGGTCACGTTTCAGGCGTTCAAGTTGCTCCAATGCCATGAATCCCTCCCGGTTTTGTCGCTCCCGTTTCTTGGTCCTATCAGGTAAATTGGCTCGATCCCCACTATGGTTCTCTCCGATTACTTGTCTCACTCACAGCATTTGGTTTCCTCCGACTTTCTGGTTCGATCATTCCAAGTGGTTCTCTCGACCTGTTTGTCTCGATTCGGCGGTGGGGTTCTCTCTGAGGCGATGTCTCACTTCACGAACTTGGTTCTCTCCGGCACATTGGGTCACTTCCTGCCTATGGTTCGCTTCGGGCTAATGGGTCTCTTGACGCCAGTAAGTAACTGATTCAGAAGGGAATATCGTCGTCGAAGTCATCGAACCCGCCCTGATAGGGTCCGCCGTTATGCCCCTGTTGCGGGGGCTGTTGCGGTTGCTGCGGCTGACCCTGCGGCGGCGGCTGATTGGGCGGCGGGCCACCTTGCTGCGGGTGTCCGTTCGGCCCCGGTGCGCCGTAGACGCCTTGCTGCGGTGGCTGCTGAGGCGGCGGCTGCTGGCCTTGCTGTGGTTGCTGTTGCTGCCCATTGGGGCGGCTGTCAAGCATCTGCAGGTCGGTCGCCACGATCTCGGTCTTGTAGCGATCCTGACCGTCCTGCCCCTGCCACTTGCGGGTCTGCAGGCGTCCCTCGACGTACACCCGGCTACCCTTGCTCAGGTAGTTCTGGGCGACCTCGGCGAGCTTGTTGAACAGCACCACGCTGTGCCACTCGGTACGCTCCTGGCGCTGCCCGCTGTTGCGGTCCATCCAGGCATCGGTGGTGGCCAGGCGGATGTTGGCGACCGGTTTACCGGAGGACGGCATGGCGCGCACGTCCGGCTCCTGCCCCAGGTTGCCGATGAGAATGACCTTATTGACTCCGCGTGCCATGTCTCCTCCTATGCGGCGTTTTTGCGCAGTTCGGTTTCGTAGGTGTCGACCAGTGACGAGAACTCTCTCAGGTCGCTGGCGAGCGCCTCGATGTAGGTGTCGTCTCGGGCGAACTCCCGCCACCACAGCTGCTTGCCGACCGGCTCCAGGGCCTCACAGTAGAGGCCGATGTGCCACCAGCGGCGGCCGGTGATCCACATGCAGCCCTGCACTTGGTCGATGACCTCGCTGACGTCGCCGTCGATATGGAAGGCGCGCAGCTTGTCGGGCGCGATGAAGCACTTGTATTCGCTGCCTCCGTCCGGCTCGATGAGTCCGTCCGCCGAGGCGCCGAATAGCCCGTCATCGGTGACGACGAAGCCGGCCCGCTCGACCATCAGACCGCTCTGCAGCTCGTGCTCCATGCGGGCCACGGGCTCCAGCTCATGGCCGCGCCGCATGGCCCAGGTCTCGAACCCCTCGTCCAGGGGCTCGCCGCTGATCCGTTCCACGGCGACCCGGAAGGCGTAGTTCTTGGCCGATTCGCTGGGCTCGCCGACGACCTCCCCAGCCAGGGCACGCCGGATCGTCTCCGACTTGGGCGCCTGCTTGTAGCCGGCCAGCTCGCGCGCCTCGGGCTCGGGGTTGCCGGCCAGGATGTGGTCGACATACACCTTCTGCTGGGCGGTTAGACCGCCCACCCGGGAGCGGGCGACCTTGAAGTTGCTGGCCGTGATGATGCCGGCCCTGGCCTGGTGCCATTCGGGGCTGCCCTGCGGGCACTCAATCACTCGCATCGTCGGCCTCCTGGGCACGCAGCCGCTTGCCGCGTGCCTCGACTCGCTCGCGGAAGTCATCGGCCAGGTCACGCTCCCGATAGCGCTTGAGCGTCTTCAAGCCGTCCTTCCAGACCTCCTTCAACGTCTCCGGGGTCTCGGCGGCGTTGACCTGCTCGGCCAGGGTGTCGATGAGGGACTGGCGGCGGGCCTCGACCAGCTGCGCCAGGGTCGTGTCGAAGGCGTTACGCGGCACCAGGTCGGCCTCGCCGAAGGTCTGGGCGAACCAGTCGCGGGTGGTCTCGGGGCAGTCCTCCAGCTTGGCCTTGAGCTGGGCCGACTGGGTTTCGGTAACGGCGGGTTCGCCACCGGCGGCATTGCCGTCGTCGTCCTCGTCGGCCATGGCCAGGTTGAAGATGAGCAGGGTCAGGTAGCGCCGCGCATAGCTCATCGTCGAGCCGTGGGCGTGGGTGGCGGTCTTGTTCTGGTTACCCTTGAACCCCTGCGTGTCCAGCGGCATGTCGACTTTCTTGTGGTCGATGTGCCCGTCGACGTGGGCCACGTCGCAGGTCACCCGGATATACCCCTCATAAGGGCAATCGCCTGTGCCGAAGGACAGCGAGAAGCCGTGGCGGGTATAGATGGGGCGGATGGAGCGGTCGATGGTCTCCAGGCGCGTGTACCGGGAATGGGTCTGGTTATTCTCGGCGTCTCGCACGACAGGGCGCATTTCCTCCTGTGCGCGGTTCATGGCCTGGTGGAAGGCGATGTGCGCCTGCTCGGCCAGGATTTTCTCCTGCATCTGCAGCAAGCGCTCCATCTTGTCGATGTCGACGTTGGGGTCGGTTGCCGCCCGCTCGATGATATGGAGAACGCTGCTGTTCCGAGCGGCCTCCGGGGGAGCGGCATCGCTCTGTTGAATCTGCTGTGCCATGGTAGACTCCTTTGCGACTCGTTTACGTGCCTGTTGCGGGTCAATGGCCCGCCCTCCAGTTGCCGCTGGAAGGCGGGCTTTCTCATGTCAGGACGCCGTACTCATCCAGCTCGCCGGCCGCTTCCTCGTGAGCCCATGCCTTGAGCCAACTGTGGCCCAGCGGCGTCCTGATGTACTGCTCGATCCATTGCCGGAACGTCATGTCCAGATCGAGTTCGGCCTGGCAGCCCATGACGCCTTCGTCGGTCAGGTAGTCGGCGAAGGACTGCATCAGCGATTCCTCGCCGTCCCTGACTCCCTCGGCTAGGCGATACGCCTGGTAGCGAATGTCACCGGCCGTGGCCGAGGGGTGCGAGAAGGCGGGGCGTCCGGCGACGATGTAGTTCTGGGTCAACATGACGGCCTCCTATGCGACTTCGGGGTGCTCCTCGAGGTAGGCGTCCATGACAATCTCGATGGCGTTGTTCAGGGAATTGCTGCGGCAATGCCCTCCGGTGAAGAAGGCGTCCTCCAGGGCCGGCAGCAGCTCTCTTGTCTCCTGGCGATCTTGCCGGATCGCCCAGATGACGGCCTGGCGTACCAGCTCCCTGTCCTGGGCGTCGCGCGCATCCTCGATGCTGTCGGGGTGCCGCGCCCATTGATGCATTAACATAAGGAACCTCTGATCTAGTGATAAAAAACGGCCGCCAGGGGATGGCGGCCGTCAAGGTCCGTCGTGGTGACGGATATGCCACAGATACATGAGAGCAATCACATGCGATGCGCCAACAGCACATCCGGCAGGGCTCGGCCGAAGCAAGGGTGGGCGCGGGGGAACCGGACTCCGACCGGAACCCTGCCGGATGCGCAATGTGCGCTGGCGAGGCTGGGCATCGCTTGCTGCCCGGGGCGCCACCCCGACCGCGTTCGGCGGCCCGCTTGGTTGGCCTCGCCCACCGCCAGAATGGGTCTGACGGTGCCCACCTTTAAGCCGGTGGGAGGCATGCCGCATTTTTAAAGATCAGGCCAATCAATCCGTGATCGGATCAAGTAAGGCTATATGCTGCTGTCCGTTCGCCTTTAACCTGAAAGGTAGAGCCCAAAAAAACGGCCGTCAAGGACGGCCGTGGCAAAAAAATGCTTAGGAGTGCTGTCGGGGGGCGGATCGGGGAGGCGGAAAACCCATCTTGCGGAAATAGAAGAGATCAAACGCCCTGTTCATGCGCGCCCGCCCCGGGTGTTCCAAGTCAAAACCCTGATTTTCATCAAGATTTTTTATCGAAGCCTCCATTTATACCTCCTGCGCATCTCATGAGGGATCTGTATATCCATACAGTAGTCCCTCACCATCTGTCTCGCAATCTCGATCTAATAACAATGAATCCTCCCTACTCTATGACAGCACCATCCCACGGTAAATAGCGAACACTGTTCGGGTAATACCCAAGGCTTATCAAGCTGTTTCTTTATGAATATTTGCTGTCACTCCTCCTGCGGAGCTTCCTCACCATTCTTCTGATTGTCCTCCTGCCCATCCTTGCGTTTCACGCCTATCTCGTAGAAGAGCTGACCGCGCGCCTCGGCATCGCTCATGCCGTCCAGCAGCAGCTCGTGGGCACGATTCATGACCGAGACGAAGTCATCCACGGACCCGTCCGGCAGTAGAACAGAGCACACCATTTCCGTCAGATCGGCCGCCCGGTGGAGCAGCTCGTCAGGCGGTCCCAGCTTTTCGTAACCAGTCGGGGCGAAGCTCGTATACCCGGACACCGACTCGGCCGTCACCCCGTACAGCGTCGCCAAGCGGCGCAGGGTGGCGTCCTCGGGGTAGCTGATGAGGTTCTTCCATTCGCTGACGGTGGCCTTCGACACCCCCGCATCGTTGGCAATGATGGTCACCATCCCGTGGCTGTCGGGGTGGTTGTGATAACTCTTGGCTGCAGCGAGGAGGCTTTCCCACATCGCTGCCTTGATGGCCTCTCTGGGCTTTCTCCTGGGCATAAAAGTAATCCTAATTAGGTTGATTCCTGACTTCTTGGGTCAAGTTTTCATGACTCGATAAAAATGTAGCAGATATATCAAACCAGCAACACCCAGTAACCATCCCTGCATCGCCTCTACCTCGGGCTTCGGTAGCCGACTTCCACATCACACCTTGCGAGCGCAGGCTCTTTCTCCTACGCTGTTCGGTGTAAAGGCGATGTTCGTCAGGTCGATATAGACCCTTCATCGCCTGTATCGGTTACGAAGTACGAGGCTGGCGGACTACCGCTCGGAAGCTGGCTTATGCGTCCCACCAGACGGTGACACGGTTCGGTCAGCTTTCGTGACAAGGCCGGAAGAATGACCCCTCACGCCGGCAGGGAGGGGGAAGCGCATCCCCGGCACAGGATGCGTGGGCGGCTCCCGAGGATGCCCTGGTCGCAGGGTGAATCCCGCCCAAGCCACAGCGGCGACCTGACTGTGGCCACCATCGCTGATCGACAAGCGCTCTGGTGATACTTCCACGCCCGGCCAAAACGTCGAAATTTTTTCGGCGTCGGGTATGGGGAAGATGTGCCCAGCCAGGGGCACATGCCCAGCCAGGGAAGGATGGCACTAAGGGTAGTAAGAAACCACGCGCGCGGGGAGCGGCACTTGAACGAACGCTGAATCAACCTGCGCTAATGCAGTCCTCGCGAGGGCTGGACGAGAAGAGCCCCGGCCGTGCTGGGGAGCAGGAAACCGGGGCTCAGAACACAACCACTGGTTGCGGAGGCCATTATGCCACAGCAGCTCTTCCCCCACCAAGCAACCGCCCTGGACGAAGTGAAGCGGCAAATAGTGAGCGGAATCAAGGCCTTGGCGGTCATGATGCCCACTGGCTCGGGCAAGACAGCGGTTGCCAGCCGCATCATGGCCGGGGCCGAGGCGAAGGGGCATCGCGCCTACTTCGTGGTCGACTCCGTGGAGCTGGTCGACCAGGCGTTTCAGCGCTTCACCGAGGACGGTATCTCGGTGGGCGTGATCCAGGGGCAGAACCGCTTTACCGACTACAGCCAGCCGGTGCAGGTCGCCACGATCCAGACCCTGCGCAATCGGTGGCCCGAGATCGCCGAAGCGAACAAGCCGGCGGTGGTCGTTATCGACGAGTGTTTTGTCGCCGGCACCCAGGTCAAGACCCAAGAGGGCAATAAACCCATCGAGACCATCAAGCCGGGAGACGTTGTCGCCAACGCCGCTGGTTGGGGCGAGGTGACAGCTACGTCAGAGAAGACTGCCAGCCAGCTAGTTGAAGTGGAGCTGTCCGATGGAAGCGTTATCACCTGCACCTCAAACCACCCCTTCTTCACCTCAGCAGGCTGGGTCGAAGCCGAGGCCCTGGCGGTGGGATCGCGTCTATACCGCGAGGAAGACCTGCGAGCACTGCGGGGAGGAGTTCGCCCCGAAGATTTGGACGGGGAAGGACGCCTTCTTGAGGTCGTGCGGGTGGACCGTTATCCGGGTGAAGAATCAGGACGCGGTACGCCTGTCTTCAATCTGCAAGTCGCCGGACACCCTTCTTACTTCGCTGAAGGCGTCCTAGCCCATAACTGCCACGTCCTGCACAAGGCGCACGAGGAGATCATCGAGGAGTGCAAGGCGCGCGGCGTCCCGGTCCTGGGGCTCAGCGCGACGCCATTCCGCCGGGGCATGGGCCAGGTGTTCGACTCCCTGGTCGTGGGGGCGACCACCCAGCAGCTCACCGACGAGGGCTATCTGTGCCCCGCCACCTGCTATGCGCCCTACGTTCCCGACCTGGCTGGGGTCAAGACGCGCCACGACGGTGACTTTCAGGAAGACGCCCTGGCCGAGTTCATGGGCGATGCCAAGATCGTCGGTGACGTCGTCACGTCGTGGTTCAGCCTCGCTGAGGGGCGCCAGACCCTGGTCTTCGCCGCCACCGTGGCGCATTCCCGGGAGCTGTGCGACGCCTTCCGCCGGGCGGGTGTCGAGGCGGCGCACATCGACGGCTATGAGCACGACCCGGTGCGTCGCCGGGAGGTCATCGAGGACTTCCGAGCCGGCAGGATTCGGGTGCTGTGCAACGTGGCCGTCCTCACGAAAGGCTTTGATGCGCCCGAGACCGACTGCATCGTCATGGCGCGTCCGACGAAGAGCCTGATGCTGCACTACCAGATGATGGGTCGGGGCCTGCGCACGACGCCGGGCAAGGTCGACTGCCTCATTCTCGACCATTCCGGCAACTGCCTGCGCAACGGTACGCCCACCGACCCGTTGCCCGACCACCTCGATGACGGCGAGAGCCAGCACAAGCTCGACCGGCGCAAGCGGGACAAGACCGACCCGGTCAAGAAGCCCTGCCAGTCATGCGGCTACGTGAGCAGCCGCCACGAGTGCCCCGCCTGCGGGTTCAAGCCGGAGAAACGCGAGGACGTCGAGGTTCGCGACGGCGAGCTGTACGAGATCGGCACCCAGACCCGGCCGCGCTGGTCGCGGGAAGGGGTCCGCACCCTGTATGCCGAGCTGCTCGGCCACGCCCAGCTCAAGGGCTTCAAGAAGGGCTGGGCCTGGCACACCTGCAAGGAGTTCACCGGCACTGCGCCGCGCGACACGCGCCAGATCGAGCCGATGCACCCCTCCAGCCGCACGCTGGGGATCATCAAGCACATGCGGATCAAGAAAGCGAAGGCGGCCGAGAAGCAGCGCCGCCAGGAGGTCGCATCATGAAGATGCCGACCCGTGAAATCGCCCGTCATCGCTGGCAGAGCATCCTGCTGTCCATGGGACTGCCCGCCAAGTACCTGAGCGGCAAGCACATGGCGTGCCCGCTGTGCGGCGAGGGAGAGGACCGATTCCGCTGGGATAACAAGGACGGAAGGGGCACCTACTACTGCTCCCAGTGCGGCCCCGGCGACGGCTTCCAGCTGGCCTCTGGCTGGACCGGCAAGTCGTTCACCGAGGTCGCCCGGGAGATCGACGACATCCTGGGCAACCGCGACCCGGTGCCGGCGCCGCAGCCCGAGAAGCAGCAGGACGAGGCGGCCAGGACGCGCCGCCGCCTGCAGCGCATCGGCCGTGACCTGCAGCCGGTGGGCGACCTCGACCCGGTGGCGCGCTACCTGCGTCATCGGGGCATCAAGCGCATCCCGCGCGATCACCTGCGCTATCACCCCAGCCTGCCGTTTTTCGATGGCGGCCCCAGGCCGGTGGCGCATTACCCGGCCATGGTGGCGGCCTTCCGCCGCTCGGACGGCGCCATCGAGACGTTCCACGTCACTTACCTGACCCGGGACGGCTACAAGGCGCCGGTCGATCCGCCGCGCAAGGTGACCGGCAAGCAGCAGGGGCTGCCCGGGTGCGCCATCCGCCTGTCGGAGGTCGAGCGCCACATCGGCATCGCCGAGGGCGTGGAGACGGCGCTGAGCGTCACCGAGCTGTACGGCCTCCCGTGCTGGTCCTGCTACTCGGCCAATGGCCTGGAGACCTTCGAGCCGCCCGAGGGCGTGGAAGAGATCAGCATATTCGCAGACGCCGATGAAAACTTCGCCGGCCAGGACGCCGCCACATCGGCGGCCCGGCGCCTGACCAAGGCGGGATACACCGTGCGCCTGGCCCAGTTCCTGCGCCCGGGCCTGGATTACAACGACTTGCTGGAAGAGGGCTGATATGACGGACCTGGCGCTCGACACCATGCCCGAGATGAGCGAGGACGAGACGCTCAACAGCCTGCTGGAAACCTTCAACGCTCGTCTGCTCGCCGCCGAGAGCAAGGATCACTACATCGGCAACGTGACCACGCGCGTGCGGATCGGCGAGCACGAGTACCTGACCCTGCCCACGGTGCGCATCACCGTGGCCGCCCACAAGGCGGAGCTGGAGCGAGCCAGGGCGACGATGTTCGCGACCTACCTGCTCCAGCTGGGCCGGGAACAAGCCCGCGAACTCTGGAAGATGGCTGCCCCGTGGGAGGGTCAGCACTTCATGGCCTGGGTGAAGCTCGACATCGAGTGGAAGCGGGCCAACGGGGAGCACGCATAGGAGGTCGTCATGACGGTAGCCGCGACATCACTGGACGCTTTCCACGAGCACCTCGTCACCGGCGGGGTGAGTCAGCAGCAATGCATTGTCCTGGGCATCTTGCGTCGCTTCGGCGCGATGACTCGCCAGCAGATCGCCAGCACGTCGGGCATCCCTCTGTCGTCGGTGTGCGGTCGCTGCAACGAGCTGCTGGCCGTCGACCAGATCGAGGTCGTGGGGGTCCAGTACACCCAGGTCGGGAAGCGGCGTTCGCCCCGCGAAGTGCTCGAACTCGTGCCCGACATGCTCGACAAGCTGGAGGTGACGTCATGAGGAACCTGGGAATGGGGCGCGCGATGGTCGAGCGCGTGATCGCTGGTCAGGTATCGGAAGGGCTGTGGAGCCACTGCCCGAACCACACCCGCTTCCATGTCGTGATGCTGGCCCAGGCCATCATCGACCTCGTTGCGTCGTTTCCGGGGCGCCGCGAGGATGCCTATGCGTATCTGTTCACCGGCGACGAGCCGATGTCGGCTCAGCTCCTGGGCGTCAACCCCGAGTTCCTTCACCGCCTGGCGCATGCGTATGTCGAGCTGGTTGCTGAGCACCGCCCGGCGCTGCGCAAGGCGGCGAAGGCCAGTCCGATCAACCGGGAGGCGGCATGATCCGGCGAGTCTATGAGAGTTTGACCGGCGTGCTGGGCCGCGACTGTCAGGGCAGGCCCTTGCGCCAGGGTGACTGGGTGGAGGTGATCGACGACGGCACGGTGCGCCCCAAGCTTATCGGCCACCGTGACCGGGTGGCGGGACGCGCTAAGGTGGCTTCCCGAGCACTCGGCCATGGCCCTGCCGTCTGGCTGGATGGCGGCCTGCGCGGCCGGACGCACAGCATGATGAAGCTCGACGACACGCGCGGCAGCTGGGATCGCGTTGCCGACCTCACCGCCTGGACGCCCCGTGAGGTCAGGGTGCCTGCTGAAGCCCCCGCCAAGGCAAGGAGCTGATTATGGTGAAGCCCGTCGAGCCAGGGTGTCTGGCGATCATCGTGCAGAGCGACGTGCCCGAGAATATCGGTCGGGTGGTCGAGGTGATCCACTGGGACGTCGAGGACAAGACGTGGTTTTGTGAAGCCGGCGATGCCCTGATGGCGACTCAGCGGGTCGGGGGTCGCCATGTACTGGCGGTGCATGGCCACTGCGAGGACCGTCAGCTCATGCGGATCGACGGGGACGTCAGGCCTCAGAAACGGCGCCGCAAGGGTGCTTCGCAATGACCACCCGGCTGATCCGCGACGACCGTGACAAGGCGCGCCTGGTGCGCTGGATCGAGGGTCAGGAGCCGCCGTTCACCGCCAGCCTCGCCAAGGGGTCGCTGCGCAGCCTGGCCCAGAATCGACTGCTCCACCAGTGGTTTCGCGACGCGGCGGAGCAGGGCGATATGACGGCTCAGGAGTACCGGGCGCAGTGCAAGCTCCATTTCGGGGTGCCGATCCTGCGCGAGGAAAGCGACGGATTCCGCGAGAAGTACGACCGGCTTATCAAGCCTCGCTTATATGAGGAGAAGCTGGAGTTCATGGTCGAGCCCTTCGACTTCCCGGTGACGCGCCTCATGACCGCGCGCCAGTTCCGGCGCTTCCTCGACACCATCCACGAACACTTCACCGGCCTGGGGTTCGAGTTAACCGACCCTCGAATGCTGGGCATCGAATCGCTGATGGAGGTGGCATGAACATCGTTTTCGACCTCGACGGCACGCTCGCCCTGGTTGGGCACCGCAAGCACCTGATCCAGGGCGACGCGCCCGACTGGCCCGCGTTCTACCGTGCGTGCGTCCACGACGAGCCCAACTGGCCGGTGCTGCGCATCCTCCAGTCCCTGGCTGGGCGTTATGACATCTGGGTGCTCACCGGGCGCAGCAGCGAGGTAGCCGACGAGACAATGGACTGGCTGGAGTCATGCCTCCCGGGCATCGACCTGACCCTGTTGATGCGCGACGAGGGCGACCACACGCCCGACCACAAGCTCAAGGCGTGGTGGGTCGAGGAATGCGGGCTGACCCCGGAGAACACCACGGCCGTGTTCGAGGATCGCGACAAGGTGGTGGCCATGTGGCGGGACAAGGGTTTTACCTGCTGCCAGGTCGCCGAAGGAGGTTTCTGATGGCGGTATGGCAAGGGCTGGCCGAGTTCGTTTTCTGGGCCGTTATCTGGATCGCCTGCATGGTCGGCTTGGGCGCCAATAGCGCTAGAGCGGTGGTCGGCATGACGCTGCTTTGGCTGCTGTCCGGTGCGGTGGTCTCGGCCATGGTGATGTTGTTTGCGTTCGCAGTTGGGGAGTTTCCCTGATGTACCTCAAGCCGCAGCCTATCCGTTCTAAGCAGGTTCGCGACGCCGCCAGGGGCGAGCGCTGCACGCTGCAAATCCTGGGCGTGTGCAACCACGACGACAGCACCACAGTGCTATCCCATCTGCCCGACGAGAGCCACGGCATGGCGCGCAAGGGTGACGACATCTCGGCGTGCTTCGCCTGCCATGCCTGTCACGACGTGATCGACGGCCGCCGGGACTGGCCCGAGGGCGAGGCCGAGCACCGCGAGTGGTACATGCGGCGCGCCCAGACACGCACGCTGCGTCGGCTCATCGAGCGCGGCATCGCCAACGTCAAGGGGGTGGCATGAAGACCGTATCGAGCGACGCCGGAACCCGCCTGGCTCGGGCCAAGTGGGCCATGGACGAGTGGGGAAAGGCGTTTCAGATCGGCCGGGAGTACGAGTCGCGGAATCTTGCTCGGCTGCATGTCGAGTATTTGAGGGCGAGGCAGCACTTCATCGAGGTCGCCGAAGGGCTGGCCGATGAGCTGGTTGCGCAGAACTTTCATCGGATGGAGGACGGTAATGGCCAAGGCAAGCCGTGAGAAGGGGCGTAAGGCCGAGGGCGAGGTGGCCCGCCTCCTGGGCGAGCGCCTGGGGCTGACCCTCAAGCGCCGCCTGACGCAGACCCGTACCGCCCGGGAGCACGACTTGGACGGCTGGGATGGCGTGTGCATCGAGGTCAAGCGCCACAAGCGCGCCACGCAATCCGACATCGCCGCCTGGTGGCGGGAGACGCTGGGGCAGTGCCATGACGGCGAGGCACCCCTGCTGGCGTACCGCGCCGACATGCAGGACTGGCGTTTCGTGATCCGGCCCAGCGACTGGGGCGTGCCGATTGATGAGCCGATTCAGTTGGACATCGAGGGCCTGGCCGCCTGGCGGGAGGCGACCGATGGATAAGCCCCGCCTGCGCGCCTATCCCGTCCATCCCGACCTGTCCGTGCGCTACTGGCACTGCCGGGGCCAGGGCCTGGTCGGATATGGCATGACACCTGACGAGGCGCTGTATCAGTGGCAGCTCAGCCGCCAGCTGCGCCGCGCCCTACGCTCCACCACGAACGGGAGGCTTCCATGCCATGCAATCGTGCGTTCGAGCTGAAGCCACACTTATACCGGATCAGCTGCTTTGGCGATCTTGTGTGGCTGTGTGTCAACCGCCAAGCCATTGGCGTGGGTGACACCCCTTGCGAGGCATACGACATTTGGGCGTCCTTGCGCGACGTCCCTGGAGGGTAACGACATGGGCGACAACGGCGTCGTCGAACTTGCCGAGTGGTATCCGTCACTGGCCACGGGGGAGGAGCCCATGGGAGAGCCAGTCAGCATGCATGAGCAGATTGCCGACATTGTCTCCCATCATGCGGATGACCTGCTGGGGGAGTGCATGGAGGCGGAAGCGTTGACCCTGTGCGAGGCGGTCAACGAGCTGAGCGTTGTCACCGAGTACCAGAACGACGGCGAGGGTAGTCTGATTGCCACCATTGTGGTGTGGCGCCTGTCCGAAGGCGAGCAGATAGGCCGGCGTGACCTGCGCCTCAATTTCCAGTGAGTGGACAGCGTCAACGAAGGCGTTTCCATTAGTTTACAGCGATGGAGTGATGGCTAATGAAATACGAGTCAGCACGCCAGATGGTCTTCGAGGCCTACCTGTACCAGGGCGGGTCGCTCATGGCACAGGCCATCGAGAAGGCTCGCGTAGGGGCCGACGTCCAGCTGACCAACTACCGCCCCGTTGACGGTCGCATCTGCCACGGCCTGGAGGCCGGGCAGGTCATCAGTCGTGTCGAGTCGCTGCCGGCGTTCCTGCAGTCCCTTCTCGTGGTTCTGTTCGGGCCTTTCACGGCCGACGAGCTGGATGCCGACCGTGAGTGGGTGCAGCTGTCGCTGTTTCGTGCGCTCATCGAGTCGGGCGTGCGGCCGCCGGCGCGTGGCAAGGGGAATCAGGTTCCCTCGGTCGAGCAGCTGGAGGCCATGCGCGCGCTGTGCCATGCAGCCCTGTACCACCACGCCGAGACGACGTGGCCGTATAACCGTCCAGGCCTGCCCACGGTGCGTTCGGTCAAGCGCTGTCTGTGGGAGGAGTTCGAGCTTGAGCTGGACGCCAGCAACTGGTCCCGCCAGGACCGGCCCAGCTGGGGGCGTGTATGGCGGTCGGCGTTGACGTGCCTGCAGGAGTGGGAGGGTACTGCCCTGGCTCCGGTTGCCGAGCTTCTTCGCGAGCACAAGGAAGCCCGGCGCGAAGGCCGGGCGGTGTCACAAGGGTAGACTCAGGGAAATAGCCTGAGGTCGTACTTGTCGCGGATGCCTTCCTCGTCGCTTTCGACGACCTCGATGTCGTATTGGGCGAACCTATCGAGACCCAGGTTCTCGGACGTGCTCACCGCGATGTTGGAGCGGCTGAGCTTGGTGCTGTGGTCCTCGGCGTGGGCGGTGGCGACGGTTTTCCGGGTGTCGCGGTCGCGCAGTGTAATGGTAATCATGGCCATATCCTCCTGCCGTTTATCAGATAATGCTGAAGGCGCCGCTCCATGTGGGCCAATCGTCCTGCGGGCCAATGGCCAGCACCTGGGGCAGGCCGTGAGACATGCGCACGACGCAGACGTCGCCGCGTTGATGCCAATGCCAGCCGTGCCAGGAGCGGGGGTCGGTATGGCAGCCGGTCCAGGCATGGGTGTCGGTGGGGGTGGTCATGGTCGCCTCCTGGGCCCGGCCCTCGGGCCGGGCACTGTCGTGATGGGGCTTTCGGTTACTCGAACTCGCCGGCCTCGAGCTTCTCGATCACGGCCTTCTTTGTCGGGCCGAATACGAACGGAGGCACGTCGCTGCCATCCTCGACCTGGGCGAACCACTTCATGTCCTTGGTCGGCTCCCAGTCGGGTCCGGTGCGGTCGATGGTCACCGGGTAGGCCTCGACGACGTAGGCCTCCGGGTAGCGATGACGCCACTCGCTGACCGTCTTCTCGGCCAGGTCGCGACGACCGGAGAATCCGAGTATCCCGTCAGGGTCTCCCGTGAACACGTCCCGGCCTTTCCGAACGACGGTGGTTGTGCCGGAAAAGACGGCGTGCGTGTACTCGCGGGTGGTGTTGCGGGTCTCGATGTCACCGTTGGCGGAAAAGGCGATGTAGAGCGTCATGGTGTGCCTCCTCGGGTGTTGATGTCCGGCAGCAACCTGCCGTCACCCCGCAAGCTAGCCGAACCCTGTTCGGTAGTCAAGGAAAGATAAACCAGACGATGCAAAGGTCTATACTTGACAGGTGGGAACTGGGTTCCCTACCTTGAGGGGTGCAACACACGGGAGCAGGAGGACAAACCATGTTGGCATCCAAGTTCGGTCGCATTTCCGCCGCGCAGGAAGACCGCCCCCTCACCAACGCCGAGATCGAGCGCGCCGCGCCGTCGATCTTCGCCCACGAGGCGCACCACAGCCGCAGCCAGCGCTACACCCAGATTCCCACCATCGAGGTGCTGGATGGTCTGCGCAGCGAGGGGTTCCAGCCGTTCTTCGCCTGCCAGACGCGGGTCCGCAAGAGCGACAAGGTGGAGTTCACCAAGCACATGCTGCGGCTGCGTCAGGAATCCGCCCTGGCTGGGCGTGAGGTGAACGAGATCATCCTGCTGAACAGCCACGACGGCTCCAGCAGCTACCAGATGATCGCCGGACGCTTCCGCTTCGTCTGCCACAACGGCCTGATCTTCGGCGACACCGACGCCGACGTCCGGGTGCGCCACAAGGGCAACGTCGTGGATGACGTGATCGAGGGCGCCTATGACGTGGTGGATCACTTCGAGCGGGTCGACGCCCACAGCGAGGCCATGCGCGCCCTGGAGCTGCCCCAGGAGGCCCAGGAGGCCTACGCCAAGGCAGCCCTGGAGTACCGATTTGGGGGCCAGGACGAGGCGCACATCCCGCTGACCCCCAGCCAGGTGCTGCTGCCGCGCCGCAACGAGGATCGGGGCAACAACCTCTGGAGCACCTTCAACCGGGTGCAGGAAAACCTGACCAAGGGCGGGCTGACCGGCCGCACCCGCAAGGGCACACGCCGCCGTACCCGTGCCGTCACCGGCATCGACAGCGACGTGAAGCTCAACCGGGCGCTGTGGACCCTGGCCGAGAGCCTGGAGGAGGCCCTGGCGTAACCCACTCAAGCGCCAAGGACGGCGCCCACGGAGGCACACCATGACGACCTACAATTTCGACACCGAGCAAGTCACCGAGCCGCTGAAGGTCATGTTCCTCGAATGGTGCCTGGCGCAGCCCGAGGATCGCCCCATATGCCACACCAGCTGGGAGAACTGCGCCGTGGGCGACTTCGCCCGGGCGCATGGATTCCAGGGGTATAAGGACGGCTATGAGGCGCCGCCCGGCTACCGCAACTGGAGCGACTACACCCGCGAGCATGTGCCGATGGCGCTTCTCAACGCCCTGGATACGGCCCAGCAGGGCAATCGTTATCCCACCTACGGCCGGCTCGCCCAGGCGATCAGGGCGCAGTACGTCGTCAGCAGTCAGGAATGAGGCCCGCGCCACGGATGGCGCCCAGTCCACAGGAGTCAATCATGATCAAGTACGAAGCCACCACGACCGGCGTCAGGCTGCTTCTCAAGAGCCTGGACAGCCTGCGCGACAAGACCGGCATCACCGTCGACGGGGAGCTGCTGAAGCGCCTGGAAGGGCAGGGCAAGGTCACCCTGGAGCGAGGCGGTGAGAGTTGGACAGTTCGCAAGGCTCAATCTTTATAACCACTCAACAGGTTACAGCCGAACGAGGTTCGCATAACCTGTGGGGTGTCAAGCATTCTCTGGAGGGACGCATGATCGACGATCACGACAACGCCCAGGAGCTGGACGCCTTCGAGCGGAACGCCCTGCGCCATATCAAGGCGTTTCTCGACCCCGAGCGAGCCAAGTCACAGCGCACGCATCGGGTCGGTCAGCCTCCCCGGGGCACCCGAGTTCGCCTGGCGGTGCGACGCAAGCGGCTCGACGTCGACAGCGAGTTCATCCACGACTCGGACAGTATTTCGTTTTTGGAAGCGCGCTTCGACGCCGAGAAGGCCGCTCGCGCCGCAGGTTATCCCGTTATCGGCTACGTCATCGAATATGAGGCCCGGCGATGATTGACGCGCGAACGCAATACACCCCGGAGAGCGTTCCGACCCTGATTACCCGAGCCAAGGCTTCGCTAGGCGTTAGCAACGCCGAGTTGGCCGAGCGCCTGGGACTATCGGAGCGCTACATCCAGATGCTGGAGAGGGGCGAGCGGACGCCACGCTACCCGGTCCAGATCGCCCTGGAGCAGCTTGTCATTTCGCCCGACGTCAGGCATTGACCTGGGGGTTGATAACCTGACGCCGAATCATGTACCGTAACCCCACGATCCGGTAATGCGCCCTGACGTCCTCGTCGGGGCGTTTTTGCGAGTGTCGCGCCTGTTGCCTCCAGGCGGCAGGTAGGGAATGGCCGCGCCCTACAAAGACGGCCTCGCTCAACATACCCGCCACGCCTCTGCCAGGGAATGGGAATGCCCGTTCGACGGCACGCATAAATCGGCGGGTCTTACATGCAGCGCCTCGCCTCCCCGGCGGGGCGTTGTCGTTTCCGCTCCCCTGCCGCGAGGCACCGGAGGTCGCCATGCCCAGCATTCGCCCCCAGGACGCAGGCGGGCATAACGTCTGCGCCTTCCTCGACATGATTGCCTGGGCCGAAATCGGCCGCGCCATGCTCGATGCCAGCGACGACGGCTATGACGTGCTCGTGGGATCGACGCCCAACGACATGGCCATTTTCAAGAGCTACGACGACCACCCGCTGGCCGGGCCGGACGCCGCCATCGAATACCGCCAAGGGCTGCTATCCACGGCCGCCGGTCGCTACCAGATTCTCTACCGCTTCTGGAAGCACTACCAGGGTCTGCTCGGGCTCAAGGACTTCTCCCCCGTCTATCAGGACATGTACGCCATCCGCCAGCTCGAAGAGCAGGGCGCGATGGGGCACGTCAAGGCGGGGCGAATCCGCCGGAGTATCGACAATGTCGCCAATATCTGGGCGTCCCTACCGGGCGCCGGCTACGGCCAGCACGAGCGAGACCTAGCGGAATTGCTGCACGAGTATCGCCAGGCCAAAGGGCGCCTGGATGACGAGGATTGGCACTGGTACGAGCAGGTGGCAAAGCATGGATGACCGCCGACCGAGCAAGGAGAACTGTACCCCCGGCTACGCACAGCTGGCGGTCCAGCTCGACCGGATGGAAGGGTCGCTGCAGCACGTCGACAAGAAGCTGGGCCAGGTGCTTGAGAGGCTCGCACGAATGGAACAACGCCAGGACAGCCAGGCTGCCGAGATCGAGTCGCACCGCTCGCAGCTGGAGTCGCACGACCACCGCCTGCGCACCGTCGAGGTCAACCAGGCCGTGGTCGAGAAAGCCACGCAGAACGCCGATACCCGTAGCGACGGACGCTGGTCGAACCTCGGCGCCGTGGGGCTCGTGCTCCTGGGCGCCATCGTCACCGTCCTGGGCAAGGGTCTCATCGACTTCCTTCTCTCAACGGGAGGCTGACATGCGCCGCCTGATCTTGGTTGCCGGTCTGGGTGTCATCCTGGCTGGTTGCGCAACGAATGACGTCGAGACACCCCTGGACGACGGTTACCAGCCCGGTGACGTGGTGGGCACCGTCGACACCCTTCAGGCGCAATACTGCGCCAACGCCGACCCTCGGCAACGCGCCTATGCCCTGGCCGCTCTCGAGGCACTGAAGGTCACCATCCCGGACCGTGGCGCCTGCACCGACATCCTAGAGCTGGTCGACGACCGAGAGGTCGAGGCCCTGGACGAGGTCGATGTAGAGGCCGCCAAGCAAGACCAGAAGGAGGCGCAGGAGCGACTGGAGGCCCAGGAAAAGGAGTGATCCCGTGCGAGCCCACCTGAACCACGGAATCAACGTTTCGGACGGTGGCAAGGGCAGTGTGGGCAGCCTGACCCCCTACTTCGAGGAATCCGGGCACGACGCCATCCTGCACAGCTACGGCTGGGTGGGCTTCCTGCGCGTGCGGTGGCGCAACGAGACCGCCACCCAGGCGATCCGCCCGCATGTCCATGACGGCGACGTGCTGGTCGGCCACTCCAATGGCTGCCTCATCGCCTGGGAGTTGATCGAGGCTGGCGTCAAGCCATCGGCGGTCATCTGCATCCAGCCGGCCCTGCGCCGCGACACGCTCTGGCCCGACGACATCCCGGTCCTGTGCCTCTACAACCAGGCCGACTGGGCGGTGAGTCTGGGCCGCATGTGGGGCCGCTTTGCCAGCGTCGCCAACCCCTTCCGCGACATCCACGGGTGGGGCGCCGCCGGCCGGCATGGCTTTACCCGGGGCCAGGCCAACGTCACCAACTGGGACACCGACATCGAGGAATTCCCCGCCCGAGGCCACTCCGGTGTCTTCAGACGCCCGGCGCTCTTCTACTGGGCGCCGAACATCGTGGGATGGGCGCGGAGCCACGCTTGAGGTGAGCATGAGCGAGACGACCGACAAGACACGCGTCAAGAAGGTGATCGAAGGCAGCCGCAACAACGCCGAAGGTGCCGGCTATGCCCTGGCTGTGGCCCTGCCCACGCTGCTTGAGCAGGGGTTCGGCGTCAGCGTCACCCCGGAAATGCTCAGCATCGGTGCCGCCCTGGTGACCAGCGTCGCCGTGCGCATCAAGGAGCACGTCTAATGCCGCTGTGGCTCACCGAGATTGTGCCCCGCTTCGTTACCGAGGACTGCGCCGTCACCATCGACGACACCGGCACGGTGATCGACATGGTGCGCCTGGTGGACGTGGACACTGGCGAGCGGTTCGACCGCATCGTGCCGATTCGTTGCCTGGCCTGGCTGGGCTTCGGTTTCTTCTGCCGTGACGCCGGCCCCGACCGGCCCTTCGAGGGAGGCTGAATGACGACCTGGCTTCCGGCGGTCTGCCTGGTGTGGACCGCGCTGTGCGGCGTGGTGGCGTCCACCGACCCGACCTTCAGCCGGGGCCGCGACTACGCGGTCGGCGCTGTCGTGGGCGTGCTGTTCGGTGGCGCCACGTCCGTCGCTGCCTACATCGTGATCCGCCTGGCTGCCCTGGTGGTGTCGGGATGACCGAGGCCGAGCGCCGCGCGATCAACGCGCAACGCCAGAAGGGCTACACCCAACGACCCCAGCATCGAGGCTGACATGGCACTGAGCGAGTACACCGACATCGAGCTGCTGCGGGAGCTGCTGAGCCGTAACCGGCTGCAGCCGACCCCGTATCATCGCATCTTTGCATCGCCGCACCAGGAAGCGGTGGTGGGCATCGGCGCCGACCATACCGCCGACATCACCCTGGACGAGGACGCCTTGGCGCTGCTCAACCTGGCCGGCAGCGACCCCTGCGCCTGATCCACTGCCGGCGGCATCGGCGGGCGTTCCGCGAGCCGGTTCTGACGGCCTCTCCGGTGAGGACCGGGGCGCCCAACCCATGCCGCTGGCAACCGAATCCCCGCGCCTGGGGTAGGGGCACGTCGGGAGACGTCCCCCGCTCTACAACCACCATGCTCGCCAACTGGGCCAGACGTCGGGCTCCTTCATGGATGCGCTGAAACTCAGGAAGACGAGTAACCGCCCGCGAGGGCATCGAAGCAGCAGCAAGAGGAAGCGTCATGTTCACCATCAAGATTCAACGCCAGGGCGAAGGCCAGCAGATCATCTCAACGGATAGCCAAGTGACGATTCTCCGCGAAGGAGATCACGAGTTCACGGCGCACTCCCTGACTCTGGAGAAAGAGCACCAGAAGAGGATGGAGCGCCAATGCCCCGAGCTGCCTTATGTGAGCCCGCAAACGATCCTCTGCTACGGCTTGGCCATCGCGTATCTGTACGACGGTGATCGCGCCTGGGTCATGAACGCCAACGGCAAGACCGTGGCGACGGTGTAGCGGCTACCGCTGCATCTGATCGACCCCCCTCCGTTGGGGGGTAGGGCCATGCCGTGAGGCACCACCCGCACCTGCCGGCTCGTCGTGAGACGCCCGGCCCTTATTCAGGAGGCGCGGCCCGCGAGGGCCGCGTAATCCCTATGGCCAACCGCGATCAATACGACTGGGAGGCGATCAAACAAGACTACCGCACCGGGCGTTTCACGCTGTTCGAGCTGTCGCGCCGCCACGGCCCGACCCGTCAGGCGATCAGCAAGAAGGCCCGCCAGCAGGAGTGGACCAAGGACTTGACCGACGAGGTGCGCCAGCGCACTCGCGAGAAGGTCAGCCGCGCCACGCTGCCGCCCGAGGCCCAGGAGGCCCTGGACGAGCCCGACGACGAGGCCATTGTCGAGCACGCCGCCACCGAGAACGCCGCCGTGGTCAAGGGCCATCGCAAGATGCTGTCGGCCTGGCGCGAGCGCCTCGAAGAGTACACGGCGCTGCTCGGCCAGCAGATGGCGTCCAGCACGCGCACCGTCCTCGACCGCGAGGGCAACGAGGTCGACGTCGACGTCGAGCTGGACTACGTCGGCAAGTGCATGAGCTACGGCACCCAGGCCCTGGATCGGGTGGTGAAGCTGGAACGCCAGTCCTATGGCCTGGACGAGAGCGACAGCGACGACGACCTCAAGACGTTCGACGAGCTGATGCAGGAGGTCGCCAAGGGTGACTGACCGGGCCAGCGAGGTACAGCGCGCCGATGTGTTTCTCGACGCGCTCGACGCCGGCCGACTCACCGACCCGGCGGACCTGCTGGAAGCCCTGAGCCTGAAATGGTTTCGCCTGGGCGCCCTGTACCACATCAAGGACAAGTACGGCGTCATCCAGCAATTTCGCCCCAATGGCGCGCAGCGGCAGCGCTACCTCGATGGGCACACCCGTGACCTGATCCTCAAGGCCAGGCAGCTCGGGTTTTGTGTCGATCCTTCCACGCGCGTGCTGACTGCCAACCTGCGCTGGGTGGCCATCGCCGACCTACAGCCAGGCCAGGCAATCATCGCGGTAGACGAGCACACCCCCGGCGGCAAGGGTAAGGCGCGCAAGATGCGCACGGCCACGGTGGAGCGGGTCGGCCGGGTCACCCGCCAGGCGTACCGCATAACCCTGGACGATGGGCGCGAGGTGGTCTGCACCGACAAGCACCCCTGGCTGACGCGCAAAGTGGCCACGGATGCCAAGTGGCGCAGCCTGTCCGGCGAGGGCAATCAGGTGGTCGGCAAGATCGAGGTGGGAACCCAGGTGCGCTGGGTCGCCAAGCCGTGGGATGGAGGCGACTACGCTGACGGATGGTTCGGCGGGATGCTCGATGGCGAGGGGTCGATGGCCCTGCCGGGAAGTTCTGGCGCCGAGGTCAATGTTGCCCAGGTTGAAGGTCCGGCCTTGGCGCGCCTGGAGCATTATCTGCACGAGCGTGGCTATCACTACCGCACCGAGGCAGATACCCACGAGCGGGACAGCAAGCACGGCAGCGTTCCCGTCCATAAGCTGTGCATCAGCCGCATGGATGAGATGTTCCGCCTGGTCGGGCAGACGCGACCCTCGCGATTCGTGGGGCGCCGCTTCTGGGAAGGCAAGGAGCTGCCGGGTAAGCGCAATGGTGGCGTTGGCTGGGCCACGGTGACGGCCATTGAGAAGCTGGGCGAGCAGGAAATGGTTGACCTGCAAACCAGCACTGGCACCTACATCGCCGAGGGTTTCGTCTCCCATAACACCACCTTTGAAATGCTTGATGCACTCGATGACTGCCTGTTTATCGACAACTATTCGGCGGGGTGCATCTGCCACAAGCTCGATGACGCGCGGGACATCTTCGACAACAAGATCGCCTTCGCCTACCGGCGCATTGCGCCGGCCTGGCATCGCATCTTACGCGAGCTTGGCATCCGCATTCCCAAGGCGCGCAGCGACAAGTCGGGGGCGTTTCATTTCGACAACGGCAGCCAGATCACGGTGAGCACGAGCTACCGGGGCGGCACGCTCCAGCGGCTGCACGTCTCGGAGTTCGGCAAAATCTGCCGCGAGTTCCCCACGAAGGCCAAGGAGATCGTCACCGGCGCCTTCGAGGCAGTCGGCTTGGGCAATCCGATCACCCTGGAGAGTACAGCCGAGGGGCGGGAAGGCTACTTCTACGACTACTGCGAGCTGGCCCGGCAGATGCAAGACCTGGGGCGTCCGTTGGGGCCGATGGACTGGCAGTTCCACTTCTTCCCCTGGTGGGCCGAGCCGGAATACCGCCTCGATCCCGAGGGCGTGGTGGTTCCGCAGCGACTCCGTGAATACTTCGAGGAACTGGAGCACAAGCACGGCATCAAGACCGACGCCGCCCAGCAGGCGTGGTACGCCAAGAAGTACGAGACCCTGCAGGACGACATGATGCGCGAGTACCCGTCCACCCCGGACGAGGCGTTCGCGCAGTCGGTCGAGGGCGCCTACTACGGCACGCAAATGCGCTACCTGCGCAAGCACGGCCGGATCGGCGCCCACGTCGAGGTCAACCCCACGCTCCCGGTCTACACCGCCTGGGACTTGGGCATGAACGACACCATGGCCATCTGGTTCTGCCAGGTTGTCGGCCGCGAGGTCCACCTCGTCGACTACCTCGAAGACAGCGGCGAGGGCATCGAATACTACGCCGACCTGCTCAACCAGCGCGGCTACCGCTACGGCGGCCACTTCGCCCCGCACGACATCGAGGTGCGCGAGCTGGGCACCGGGCAGAGCCGCAGCGACGTGGCCAGGCAATACGGCATTCGCTTCGAGACGGTGCCGGCGGTCAGCAACCAGGCCGAGGGCGTCCAGGCCGTGCGCAATTTCCTGCCCATGTGCTGGATCGCCGAGGAAGCCTGCCATGACGGCATCAAGGCGCTCGACAACTACCGCAAGGAGTGGGACGAGAAGCGCGGGTGCTACAAGGAGAAGCCCCGCCATGACTGGGCATCCCACGGGGCCAAGGCCCTGGAGACCCTGGCCCGGTCAGGCCTGTTCGAGCGCACCGGCCTGCCCACGCCGAGGCCCGCCCGCGAGCGAGGCGGCTGGGCCGCCCACACCTGAACCCTGTCGGGAGACAGCATGCAGTCACTCAACGCCGACAAGCACCGCGCGTTCCGTACCGCCGCGCGGCTGGCCAACGTGCGCAGCGTCGACCAGCTGGAGGACGTCATGCGGACCATCGGCCGTGCCCTGGCCGAGCAGCTGGCCGAGGCTGACATCCCGATCAAGAGCCGCCGCTTTCGCCCTGACGTGGGCCACGTGCAGATCGACAACTGCATCGCCGAGGAAAAGGTCACCAAGCCCCACCCGGTGGTGCGCCTGCAGTTCGAGGTCGACGGCGGCATGGGCATCGACCTCAAGGTCAAGGTGGTCGACTTCCTGACAGACCCGGCGGGCTATACCCGCGACTTATTCGCCCACCTGGGGCCGATGCGCCGTAACGTACTCCGCCTTCGCCAGGAGAAGCGGGAACTCAACAACGCCTTCTACAAGGCGCTGACGGAGGGCAGCGGCGATGGCTGAGCTGGGGATGCTGCAGTATCGGTCGGCGTCGGACCTTCGCGCCGACGAGCAGGCCGAACAACTCCGGGCCGAGGAAGAGCGCCGCAAGGAGCTGATGGAGTCCTCCCTGGCCGCGCATATTCGCCGCAGCTGGGAGGCCGCCCGCTGGGCCAAGCAGGAGGTCGAGGATCGCCTGCTGGACTGCCTGCGCCGCCGCAAGGGCGAGTACGACCCGCAAAAGCTCCAGGCCATCCAGAAGGAAGGCGGCAGCGCCATCTACATGATGCTGACCGCCACCAAGTGCCGGGCCGCCGCCGCGTGGCTGAGAGACATCCTGCAGCCGCCCAACGACCGACCCTGGGGGTTGGACCCGACCCCGGTCTCGGACGTCCCTGACGCCTACCTGGCGCCGCTCGCGCAGCAGATTCAGCAGCAGGCCATGGCCGCCCAGCAACAGGGTCAGCCGGTCGACATGGAAGCGCTCAAGGAGAAGGCCCGCGAGCAGCTTCGCCAGGCCGCTCAGGAGCGCGCCGAGGAAGCCGCCGAGCGCCACGAGGACGTGATCGCCGACCAGCTGATGGAAGGCGGATTCGACGAGGCGTTCGAGGCGTTCATCGACGACTTCGTGACCTTCCCGGCAGCGTTCCTGCGCGCGCCCATCCTGCGCCGCGTGCCGACCCTCGAATGGCTGGAGGGCTGGCAGCCGGTCAAGAGCGAGACGATTCGCCCCGAGTTCGAGCGCATCAGCCCGTTCGACGTCTACCCCAGCCCCGATGCCACCGACATCGACGACGGGGCGTTCCTCATCGAGCGCTGCCGCTTCCGGCGCCGCGACTTCGTGCAGATGCTCGGCGTGGCCGGCTTCGACGACGAGGCGGTGCGTCGGGTGCTCCACGACTACGGCCAGGGCGGGCTGCGCGACTGGCTATGGCTCGATGGCGAACGCCAGGAGCTGGAAGGCCGCGAGCACGAGTGGATGAACCCGGGCGACACCATCGACGGGCTCATCTACTGGGGCAGCGCACAGGGTGTGACCCTGCTGCAGTGGGGCATGAACCCCGACGAGGTGGACGACCCGCTGGCCGAGTACGAGGTCGAGGCCATTCTGGTCGGCGAGCACGTAGTGCGGGTGCGTATCAACCGCGATCCCTTGGAGCGCCGCCCCTACCACAAGGCCTCATTCCAGCCGGTGCCGGGCAGCTTCTGGGGCCAGGCCATCCCCGAGCTGATGGCCGACATTCAGGACGTGTGCAACGCCACGGCACGCAACCTCGTCAACAACCTGGCCATTTCCAGCGGACCCCAGGTGGAGGTCTACGAGGACCGCCTGAGCCCCACCGAAGACCCCAGCGACATCTATCCCTGGAAAATCTGGCGGACCAAGGATGGCCGGGTAACGGGCAACAATCGCGCTCTGCAGTTCTACCAGCCGACCTCCAATGCCGGCGAGCTGCTGCAGGTCTACGAGAGCTTCGAGATCAAGGCCGACGACGCCACCAATATCCCGCGTTATGCCTATGGCAACGAGGACGTGGGCGGCGCCGGGCAGACCGCCTCGGGCCTGTCGATGCTCATGGAGAGCGCCAACAAGGGCATCAAGGATGCGGTGCGCCACATCGACCGGGGCGTGATCCGTCGTGTCATCGAGGCCCTGTGGCTGCACAACATGCAGCACAGCGACAACCAGGCCATCAAGGGCGACGTGGCCGTCGTGCCGCGTGGCTCCAGCGCCATGCTGATCCGCGACCAGCTTGGCCAGATGCGCCAGGAGTTCCTGCAGTTCACGGCCAACGACTACGACATGAGCATCCTGGGCCGCGAGGCACGCCGCAAGCTGCTCGACAGCATCGCCGCGCAGCTCGACATGCCTGGCCTGGTGCCCACCAAGGAAGACCTCGCCCAGCAGGACCAGCAGCGCCAGAAACTGGAGCAGGTGCAGCAGCAGATCGAGCAGGCCAAGGGCCAGGCCGAGGCCGCCGAGCGCCAGGCCAAGGCGCAGAAGACCCAGGCGGAAGCGGTAGAGACCCAGGCCGATACCCAGATCGACCAGCAGATGGCGCCCCTGGAGGCGCAGAAGCTGCTCGCCGAGATCGCCAAGCTCATCGCCGAGGTGAGGGGAGACACCGATGGACGAGGAACGCAAATGGAAGGCCCTGGCCCGGATACGCGAGGCCCCGCAGGGCAAGGTGCTGCTGGAGCTACTTCGGGAGCGCCGGGCCGAGGTACGGGACTCGCTGGAGTCATGCCCGGTGGAGGACGTGGCATGGCACCAGGGCCGCGCCGCCCTGTTCGCTGAGTTGATCGAGGAAATCGAGCAGGCCTCCGAGGTCATGCACCGCCGATTCACCTGAGCCGGGCACCGCCCGGCCCACCGCAAAGCCGCTCGTGGTTCGCCCCGGGCGGCTTTGTCGTGGGTGGACGCTCGGGACTGCAGCCCGAAACCGCTACCCGAATCGTGAACCCCGGCCAATGCCGGCTCACAGACCGCGCCGTGAGGCGCCGTAGGAGTAGGAAATGTCACTGCCCAGGAGCGTGCAGGAGCAAGTCAACCGTTCCAATGAGCACTTCGAGAAGCCCGTGAACCCCGAGGAAGAGACCTCGACTCACGAGGGCGAGCGAAACCCGCCGAAGGATCAGGACGACACTGTGCCCCCGCCCGAGGGAGACACCGCCGGGCAATCCGCCGACACCGAATCACCGAAGGGTGGCCAGAAAAGCCAGGAGCAGGCCAAGCAAGAGCCCGACAAGGACGCGTTGTACTGGCAGCACCGCTTCAAGGTGATCGAAGGCAAGTACAACGCCGAGGTGCCGGCGCTGCAGAAGGAGGTAGCCGACCTCAAGCGGGATAACGAGGCCAAGGCCGAGCGGATCAAGGAACTGGAATCGCAGCAGGGCTCGACCGGCCAGGCCGGCGATCTGAGCGACGAGAAGTTGGCACAGTTCCGCGAGGACTTCGGCGAGGACTTGGTGGACTTCGTGGAGCGCATGATCGCGCAGAAGGCCGCACCGTCACAGGCAGAAAGCGACGACGTCTCGGAGCTGCGTAGTGAAGTCGAGAGCCTCAAGCAGGAGAAGCTCGACCATGCAAAAGCCGGGTTCTGGCGCGATCTGCAGTGGGCGGTGCCCAACTTTCGTGAGGTCAACGCCGACCCCGGATTCCTCCAGTACCTCGCCCAGGTCGATCCGCAGTCGGGCAGGCAGCGTCAGCAGCTGCTCGACGAGGCACAGAAGGCCCTGGACGCCAAGACGGTCATTGACATCTTTCAGCTCTATCTGAACCAGGCCGGGCAGGGCGCTGAGCGCTCGACTCGCGTGCCCGAGGAAGAGCTGGAGCCGCCCCGCTCACGTTCCACCGACACCCCGCCTGCCGGCGGGGGCAATGTGTGGACCGGCGCGGGGATCAACCAGTTCTACCGCGACAAGCGCGAGGGGCGCTACAGCGCCGATGAAGCCCAGCGCCTGGAAGCCGACATTTTCGCCGCCCAGAAAGAAGGCCGGGTGCAACCCTGACCCTGGCCGGGCGTTTTCGATTCTCGCCGTGAGGCGATAAACGGAGGTATGAGTCATGGCAGGTCCGACTCGCGACTCCGGCCATCCTGACTATTCGAGCACGTCAAGCTCGGGGTTTATTCCGCAGGTATGGTCCGGCAAGCTCATTGAGAAGTTGTACGCGTCCACCGCGTTCGCCGAGGTCTCAAACACCTATTACGAGGGGGAGATCAAGAACAAGGGCGACACGGTGGAAATCCGCACCACCCCGTCCATCACCATCAACGACTACGAGATCGGTGGTGGGCTGAGCTACGAGAAGCCGACCAGCGACAAGGTCGAGCTGAATATCGACCACGCCAAGTACTTCGCCTTTGAAGTCAACGACGTGGACGCCTATCAGTCCGACATCAAGCTGATGGACGACTGGTCCGACGATGCCGGTCAGAAGATGAAGATTGCCATTGACGTGGACATCCTCGCCGATGTTTACGGCAGCGTGGCGTCCGACAACGCTGGCACCTCGGCGGGCACCATTTCCGGGTCGTATGACCTGGGCGCGCCCGACGACCCGGTGGCGATCACCAAGTCCAACATCCTCGACACCATCGTGGATTGTGGCTCGGTACTCGACGAGCAGAACGTGCCGGACACCGACCGCTGGTTCATCCTGCCCGCGTGGATGAACGGGATGCTCAAGAAGTCCGATCTGCGCGATGCGTCGATCATGGGCGACAGCACCTCCGTGTTCCGCAACGGCAAGGCCGGCACCCTGGATCGGTTCACGGTGTACATCAACAACAACATGGACACGGTGACCGACGGCACCACCGGCAACCAATGCACCAACATCATCTTCGGGCACAAGAAGGCCCTGACCTTCGCCTCGCAGATGACCAACATGGAGCGTCTGCCCAACCCGGACGACTTCGGGCAGTTGGTGCGTGGCCTCAACGTCTTTGGCTTCGAGGTCATCGACTCCGATGCCATGGGCCACCTCTACGCCGAGCGCGGCTAAGGCTCGGCATCCTGACGGCGCCGCCCTCCGGGGCGGCGTCTTTTCGTAGGAGGAACACCAATGGCAGACCAGATCGAGCAAATCAAACAGGCCGGCAACAAGGAAGCGCTCGCCCCCTTGGCCGAGGAACTGGGCGTCGAGCTGGACAAGCGCAAGGGGCTCGAAACCCTGCGCGCCGACGTACTCGCCGCTGCCGAGAAGGCGCAGGAGCCCACCGAGAAGGCGAGTGGCGATACCCACCACCTGGCTGGGCAGGGCAAGGCCGCGAAGGACGGCAAGAAGGACGGCAAGAAGGGCCGCTACCTCAAGAACACCACGACCGGCCGCGTCTTCACTTATTCCGCACGCCTGGCCAAGCGCAAGGACATGAAAGAGGTGTGACACCTCGCTAGGAGGAACCCATGGCAGTCACCACGGTGGGAACCGTCATCGACAATGCCAAGCTGGTCCTGCAGGAGGTCACCTCGGCGGGTACGCGCTGGACCAACGAGGAATTGATCGGCTGGCTCAACGAGGCGTACCAGGCCATCGTGCAGCTCAAGCCCGATGCGTCCTCGGTCAACGAGACCATCACCCTAGACCCGGGGACCAAGCAGTCCATCCCCGACGACGGGCTGCGCCTCATCGACGTGGTGCGCAACACCGCCACCGACAGCGACAAGTTGGGCATTCTCGTGACCTCGCGGCGCGCCCTGGACACCACCCGCCGCAGCTGGCACGCCGATGACGAGAGCGTCAACATCGAGCAGTTCGTCTTCGACGACCAAGACCCGACCCACTTCTACGTCTATCCCCCGGCCGCTACCGGAGCGGAAATCGAGATCATCTATTCGTCGGTGCCCTCGGCGCACGACGCCTCGGGCGGGCTGTCGGCCATCGAGTCAGACACCATCAAGCTCAACGACAGCTACGTGCCGGCGATCACTGATTACATCCTGTACCGGGCGTACAGCAAGGACGCCGATCACGCGGCCAACCTTCAGCGGGCGCAGATGCACCTCGAGGCGTACATGAACTCGCTGGGCCAGAAGGTTCAGGTGGATCGCCGCACCTCGCCCAACTCGCCCGACCTGCAGGACAGCCACTACGGCCGCCGGCCGCCGCAGCAGGGGTAAGCCATGGCAACCCTGGACGAGCTGGTCGACAACGTGGTGATGGAGGTTCCCGACGCGCCACTCATGACGATCCGCGACATGCTGCGCTGGGCGGGGCGTCGCCTCTGCACCGAGGCGGACGTCTGGGTCGAGCGTGACGGCCCCATCGTGGCCGGGGCGGACACCGACTATCCCGAGGTGATCGTGCCCGCCGGGGCCGAGGCGCTGCGTATCCGCGAGCTGAAGACCGACGACGACTTCACCTACGAACTGGGCGTCCACTTCACCCAGCCCACGCCGTCGACGGTGGCCTTCGAGATCGACCCTTCCGACAGCCTGCTCTACGGCGAGCTGGCGGTGCGCCCGCAGCCGGGCAAGACGCCGCCCGAGTCGGTCATGGAGCGCTATTACGAAGCGCTGTGTGACGGGGCACGCTCGCGCCTGTTCCTGCTCCCTCAACCCTGGCAGAACGCCGACCTGGCGACACTCTATCAGCGCCGCTTCCAGGCCGCCATCACCGAAGCCAAGCAACACGCCCAGCTGGGCCATGCCCGGGGCACGCGGCGCGTCAAGGCGCGGCGCTTTATCTAATCCACCGCTTACCGTGAGGTAACCGTCATGGCGAAGTTTGCATCCGACAACGTCCTCGACAATGGCCCTGCCCATATCCAGGCCAACTGCGAGCGGCAGGTGCTGATCAGTTCCTACACCTTCGGGGACAGCTACTCGACCGTCACCAGCAACATCCTGGCCGAGGCATCGATGGCGTCCGGCGACTTCACCTTCTCCAGCTCCGGCGATGACCGGGTGCTGACCACCGCGTCCGGCAAGAGCGACTCGTCGGCCAACGACTCCGGCACGGCCTCCCATATCGCCTTTCTGGACGACACCGCCTCCGAGGTGCTGTGGGTGACCGAGGAGACGAGCGGGCAGTCCATCACCAGCGGCAACCCGGTGAACTTCCCGCAGCTCACCTACACCGTCACCCAGCCGACCTAATAGGAAGTCGTTATGACCCAGAAATCACAGGTATTCACTTCGAGCGGAACGTGGACACGGCCCGCTGGTGTCGAGTGGGTTTATTTTTGGGCCGTCGGAGGGGGAGCCGGCGGTGAAAACGAGACCGGCACTGATTATTCCTATGGAGGCGGGGGTGGAGCTGTTATGCATGGCTTGATCCCCGCGAACTCCGACCTGACGGTTACGATAGGAGCTGGTGGTGCTGGAGGCGCATCGGGCGGTTCGAATTACGGGGCTGATGGGGGAGACTCTAGGATCGAGAATAGCGCAAACGAGCTTTTGGTTGTAGCTCCAGGCGGAAAGACTCCGCCCTTTGATTCGGAGAAGCCTTATGATATGGACAATATTTCCGGCCCATGGTCCATGTCAAGGGAATTATCGGCAAGCTGGTGGGCATCGCCAGGCGCTGAAGGAGGCGATGCAAATGGCGGCGGTGGTGGTTTTGGTTTCGGCCCCGATGGGCATGGTAAAGGAGGCGACGGAAGCGGTGACGCAGGCGTCAGAGCCAGCGATGGTGGAACGGGTGCTGGCGGCGGTTCCTCCACCAACGACGGCGGTGGCGGCGATGGTGGACAAGGCCTGGTGATCCTAATGTGGAGTGAATGATGGCTAAGATCGCGCTTTTTGATTCACAGGGTCGAGTTATAAATACCGTCATGGGTTCTCTGGATCAATTCCCCGACGGAGAAGACATCACTGGTAAGCCCTATGGGGTCGGGTGGGTAAAAGGAAGCGATGGGAGTTGGACGCCGCCCGCGCAACGCGCCCCTACGCTATCCAGGGTCGAGTTTCTGAAAAGATTTACCCGCGACGAACGAATCAATATTCGGAAAGAAACCAACACCGATGATGTCGTGGGTGATTTCAAGGAAATGCTGAACCTTGCTGTCTCGGTAAATCTCGCTGATCCCGATGTTGTGGAGGGAATGGATTACCTCGTGCAAGTGGGGCTGCTAACCCAGGACCGCCGCGACAAAATCCTCTCTTACTGACGGTGAAGTGGCATGAGCTTGCTCCTATTCCGTGAGGAAGAAGAGTCGGGGACGGTAACCGATCACGACCTCGCGGGCGCGAATGTCACCCAGGAGGCATCCGCTGCTGGCGGGTCCGTCACTCAGACGCATGAAACATCGGGGGCGTCGGTCACCGTCGAGGCGACCAGCGCCACCGGGGCCGTGGAGTCCGTCCATGTCCTGGGCGGCGTGGATGCCATCCAGGCCACCGTGGCATCGGTCGGGGCCGTCGATACCCAGCACGACCTCGCCGCCAGCAGCGCCACACAGGCCGTCACCGCCGCGACCGGGGCCGTTGGCCAAACCCACGAGCTGACGGCGGCCGACGCCACCCAGGCCGCCACGTCCGCGGCCGACGCGGTCGAGCAGGTCCATGACATTGCAGCGGCTGGTGCCACGCAGGACGCGCTCTCGGCCTCCGGTGCCGTGGTGCAGGACCACCTCCTGGCCGGGGCGGATGCCACGCAAGGCACATCTACCTCCACCGGATCGGTTGACCAGACGGCCTCAGCCCAAGGCGAGGACGTCGTCCAGGCGGCGAACTCGGCTTCCGGTGCCGTCGACCAGACGCACCTGATCGACGGGGCTGACGCCACCCTGAGCGCGACCTCGGCCGCGGGCGCGGTGATCCAGACGCACCCCTTGACCGGGGCATCCGTCACCCAGGCGGCGACGACCTCGACCGGGGCCATCGAGCACGTCCACCAGCTGGCGGCCAACGCCACGACCCAGGGCACGGCAGCCTCGACCGGCGCGGCCTCACAGCGGCACGTCCTGTCGGCATTGCCGGCGGCACAAGAGGTGACATCGTCAGTCGGGTCGGTCACGCAGACGCACGGCCTGGTGGCGGCGTCGGCCGTTCAGGGCACGGCGTCCGTGGTGGGCGCGGTCGGCCAGACCCACCGCCTGGACGGGGCGAACGTCATCCAGGGGATCGAGGTTAAGGTCCCGCATGTCCTCCAGGGCGCCGCTGTCGTGGTGAGCGCCCTGAGCGCCATGCAGGCCAGGGCGCCGCTGGGTCCCACCCCCGAGGACCGTACCATCCACCTGCTGGCCGAGAACCGCACCCTGCACCTGGCGCCCCAGGACCGGGACCTGGCCGTGGCGTACCAGCACCGCACGGTGACCCTGGCCAGTGATCCACGGCGCGTCGATCACGGCCATTGAATGAATCAGCCCCTGTCGGGAGATAGCGGATGAAAGTCTTTCGCAAGCAGCCCAACGACCACCTGGACTATCGCGTCGACCTGTCGGAGTGGCTGGAAGACGGCGACGAGGTGACGAGCGTCGAGGTGACAGCCCCGGACGGCATCGAGCTGACGGGCGACAGCATCTCCACCGACAAGGTCGAGCTGTGGATCAAGGGTGGCGAAAGCGGCAAGTCCTACCAGTTCTCGCCGCTGATCCATACCACCACCCGCACCAAGGAAGTCGACTTCCTGATCGTGGTCGCGGAGATTTAATCATGCGGCTGGTCTACAGTGCCTTCCAGGGCGAGCGCCCGATCCTCGATGCTCGCCTGCTGCCCGAGAATGCCGCCCAGACGGCCGAAAACGTCTACCTGCGCCACGGCACGCTCCAGCCCGAGCAGGACACGGCCAGCCAGTCGGTCACCACGGTCAGCGACCCCACCACCCTGTACCGCTACCCGCACGGCAACAACGGCGATGGGTTCTGGCTGAGCTGGAGCGGCGACCCGGTGCATGTGGTGCCCTCGCCGCTGGCCGACGACGACCACGAGCGCCTCTACTGGACGGGCGATGGCGTGCCGCGCATGGCCGCCATCGACCACCTGACCAGCGGCACCGCACCTTACCCCGGCGCCTCCTATGAGCTGGGTATCCCGGCACCCGACAGCGCGCCCTCGGTATCGGCCCCCGCCGACCGGGTGGCCGAGGGGGAGTGGCCCGACACCGCCCTGGAGACGGCCTATGTAGTGACCCTGGTGAGTGGCTATGGCGAGGAAGGCCCACCCAGCGACCCCAGCGGCACCATCACCCGCTGGGACATGGTCAGCGGCGCCCCGGACGGGGGTGAGGTCGAGGTCAGTCTGCCAGGCATCGTCAGCGGCAACCACGACCTTGTCACCCAGCGTCTCTACCGGGTCGAGTCGGGCGGCATCTACCAGTTCGTCGCCGACCTCGACGCGGCGGCGACCAGCTACACCGACGCCGTGACCAGCGACAGCCTCGGCGCGGCCCTGCCGTCCGTGGACTGGGACGCCCCGGACCCGCGCCTGGTGGGGTTGACCGCACTGCCGGGTGGCATCCTGGCGGGCTTCTTCGACAATACCCTGTGCTTCTGTGAGGCCTACCGCCCGCACGCCTGGCCGGTGGGGTATCAGCTCGCCTTTCCCTACCACATCGTGGCCATCGCCAGCGTGGCCAATGGGCTGGTGGTGGTCACTGACGGCCATCCCTACATGGTTACCGGCTCCAGCCCCGAGGCCATGGCGCCCACCGAACTGGAGGTGCCGCTGCCGTGCGTGTCGGCGGCCTCTCTGGTCGACATGGGCGATTACGCGCTCTATGCCTCGCCCGATGGCCTGGTGGCCGTGGGCGGCCGGGAGGCCCGCCTGGTGACGCGTGAGATAATGAGTCGCGATCAGTGGCGTGCGCTCGATCCGTCGACGATCCACGCCTACCGCTACGACGAACGCTACCTGGCGTTCTATGACGGCGGGAGCTTCGCCTTCTCGCCCGAGGACGGCATCGAGTTCTTCACCATCGAGGCCGATGCCGGCTATTACGACCTGGCCGACGACACCCTCTACCTCGTCCAGGGTGGCAGCGTCACCGCCTGGGGGCAGGGTAGCGACCTGACCTACATCTGGCGCTCGCGCATCGAGGAAGTGGTGCCCGGGACATCGTTCACCTGCGCCAAGGTCATCGCCGCCGATTACCCGGTCACGCTGCGCCTCTACGCCGATGGCAACACCGTGATCGACCGCGAGGTGGACAGCCATGACCTGTTCCGCCTGCCCGCCGGCTACGCCTTCGCCCGTGACTGGGAGGTCGAGGTCGAGGGAACCAATGAGGTCAATTCCGTGCAGATCGCCAGCAGCCCGCAGGAGTTGGTATGAGTCGACGCCGCACGCTGCCGCCCGTCTCGCCCAATACGCCGCCCGAGCAGCGCCGCCTGGTCGAGGCCATCAAGGAGATCGTGGAAACCGGGGAGGGCGTGCGCGGCGATCCCCTGGACCGCAAGGTGACCCTGCGCGACCTGCTCGACACTGGCATCGCCAACCGCAAGGCCGGCGGCAACGTGGGGCATCAGGGCAGCGGTGCCCTGGAGCCCGGCGCGGGCGGTAGCGAACCCGACATGAGCACCCCGGCTGCGCCCGAGGGGTTCGCCGCGAACGGCAGCTTCAACGGGCGCATCGTGCTGACCTGGGACAACCCCGACGACCTGTACGGCAATCACGCCCACGCGAACATCTATCGCAACGAAAACGACAACTTCGCCAACGCCGTGCTGGTGGGCCGGGACAGCGGAATCGTCTTCACCGACTATGCCCGCGACGACGACCTGGCGCCCGACGATCCCGACCACCTCAAGGGGTATTATTATTGGGTGACTTTCACCTCCACGGCGGGTGTCGAGGGGCCGCCCAACGCCACGGCGGGCACCTACGCCGAGCCCATCCCCGACGTGGGCTACCTGCTGGAAACCCTGACCCGCAACCTCGACGACGAGCCCGCCGACCTGGGTGCCCCGAACGAAACTCTGATCCTTCACGCTGACCGCCTGGCCGTGCGCACGGGGCCTGGCGAAGACCCGGTCTACCCGCTTCTCATCGAGGACATCGACGGCACGCCCACGGTGTTGATCGACACCGCCCTCATCAAGGACGGCTCGATTCAGGAAGGCCAGCTCGGCCCCATCACCATCGGCAAGATCGAGGACGACGCGGGCGACCCCATAACCACCGTCGACGGAACGATCCGTGCCGAGCTGATCGAGGCCGACCAGCTCAGCGTCGCCGAGGCCGCGACCTTCTACGATGTCGCTCAATCCGACAACTATGTTGCTGGCTCATCAGGATGGATTTTGCGGCCCGACGGCTATGCCGAGTTCGGCGGCACGGATACGCACATTCCGCTGGCCGGTATTACCGATGCTGGTTCACTGGCAGGCAAGGATAGCGCGGATTACGACGCTGACGTCACCGGCACCAAGCCGCCGGCCGATGCCGACAAGACTGACTACACCGATAGCCGGGTGTCGAACGATGTGGTTCGTGATGAAATGACCGGCGTTAACTATTCCCTTGACGCCACTTTCACCGACAGCGGCAGTGGAAGTGATCTCGGGAGGCTTAATGACGGCGTCAAGGAATTATCTGGCGACTATTGGAGCTTGGGTAGCGGGGCGCAGTACGTCACTGCTGACCTGGGGGCTTTCAAATATATTGCCGAGAGCCGGGTCTACTTCTACAACCTCGATGATCGGCAATACAACTACGCCATCGCCGTCTCCGAGACCGGCAGTGGCGATTGGGTCTTTGTCGTAGGTGAGGGTGATTCAAGTGGCAACGTCTCCAGCTATTCCACCTCCCGCGACGGCGGTGATGGTAACGAGGGCGACATCATGCCCACCGTCGACGGCATTGGTCGACATGCCCGGTATATCCGCCTCTACTCCGACGGGTCTACCGCCAACGACGGCAACCATGGTCACGAGTGGGAGATTCTCGGGGTCGCGGCGGGTATCGGCGACCCTTTCTGGGTGCGCCCTGGCACCACCCGGATCGACGGCAACAAGATTTATACCGGCGACGCCTACGTCGACACCCTGCAGATTAAAGGGCAGGCGGTTACATTTCCGCGAGCTTCCTATACCGCTGGACTCACCACCGGTCACTACTCGTCATGGCATACTATGCAGACGTTGTCGATACCGGGTGGAGAGGATCAACTACTGACATGTAGCGCAGTTATCGCTAACGGGGGCGGCTATACTTATCCGCTTCATTACCGCGTTGTAGTAGGTGGGTCAGTAATTCTTTCAGCCTCTGACGCAATGGCCCCCTCATCCGTGGGAACGGTGTGTGTTAGCGTCGTGACGACGGCAGGGGGTACGGTCTCTTTTCAGTGTCGGGTCCCTGAAGGCAACGAAAATACCGATATAGGCTACAAGGCTCGGGCTATCAGCTGCATAGAGTTAAAACGATGAACTATGTCATCTATGGATCAGACCTTCCGTCACCCATTCACCGAATCGTCACCCTCCCAAAAGGTAGCGACAAAGAGGCAGAGGGAAATTGTCTCGATGGTGAGCGATTTATTGCAGTGGATGTCAGTTCATTCGACGACACCACTCATTACGTCGACCTCTCCGGCGATGAGCCGGTCGTCAAAGAGCGGGAATCACTGGACACCACCCACACCATTGCCGGGCTCGAAGTCACGTTCCAAGCCCTGCCGTCGGGAACTGAAATTGAGGTAAACAGGCAGACAATGATCGCTGACGGTGACGACGTCATCGAGTTCGATCTGCCGGGAACCTACTCGATCAGTCTGGCAGGACCGCCGGCCTATCGGGATGAAGAACTGGAGGTAACCGTCGATGCGTAACATCATCCTTGCCACCCTCATCGCCATGATGCTCGCTGGATGCAGTTCTCTCGAGCCTGTCGGCCACGACACGGCCAAGTGGCACGGCGAGCAACACCTCGACATCATGAAACACCCCAACGGGCGCCGGTACTGATGGCCAGGCTCAGCATCAAGACATTCCCCGACACGGCCGCGTCACGCGCCCACTACTTGGATAAGGTGGATGCGGCGGCAGAGGCGGCCCGCAAGCGCTTCATCTCCCCTGGCGAGGGCCAGGCCATGGCCTACGAGGCCAAGCTGGCCGAGGCGCGTCGTCATCCCGACAATGGCCCCTTCCCCTGGCTCGAGAAGGAGGCGCAATCGCGCGGCATCTCGACCGCCGACATGGCGGCCCTGGTGCTGACACGGCGCGACGAGTGGGTCAATGCCGGCTCCGACATCGAGGCGGCCAAGGCCAATGCCAAGCGAGCGATACGCAATGCCGACGCCCCGTCCGCCATGCACGCCGCCGTGAAGGCGCTGGAAGACGACCTCGACGCCATTTGATACCCTGCCGACAAGCCCACCGTGAGGTGCGCCAATGTCTCGACTGACCCCCGCTCGCATCGAGGACCACTGGCAGGCCATCCGCCCCTGCCTCGACAAGGTGCAGACGAAAGCCCCGGCCCGATGGTCGCCCGATGACGTCTATGCGGCCTGCGTCGAGGGTCGCGCGTTCCTCTTCGTTTGCCCCGAAGGCTTCTGCATTCTTCGCCCGCTCGCCGGCTCCGTGACCACGGTGCAGGTGTGGATCGTCTATGGCGAGGGAGACTCCCTGATTACCCGCTATGAACCCGAAATAGAGCGTCTCGCCCGTGAGATTGGGGCACGTCGCCTCGTATTCACGTCGACACGCCCCGGCTATCGGCGCGTCATGCGTCGCTGGTCACGGGATGGCAACGATTACGAGAGGTATATCCATGAGTGATGGTGGTGGCGGCGGCGACAACACCGTCGAGGATACCCCGGAGCAGCGCTACCTGGCGCAGGTCGCCGCCGAGAAGTGGAACTTCGCTCAACGCGAACTGGCGCCCCTGGAAGACGAGTACATGGAACAGGTGGCGGGCATGACCGACCCCGACCGCATGGCGTATATCCGGGGGCGGACCATGCAGAGCCAGCAGCAGGCGGCCAGCGACCTGCGCGGCGAGGCCGCCGGGCAGCTGGGCGAGGCAGGCATCGACCCCACCAGCGGTCGCTATCAGGACACTATGGGCGGCCTGTCGCTGGACGCCGCCGAAGCCGGCGGTGAGACGCTGGGCCGCGCGCAGTTCGAGCAGGAGAACCAACAGATTCAGGGCCTGCAGAACATCACCGCCATCGGCCAGGGACAGGCCGGGCAGGCACAGCAGGGTTTGGCCGGCGTGGCCGACGTGGCCGCCGCCGACGCTCGCGACACCGCTTCCCAGCGCTTCAACCGGCGCAGCGCCAACCTGCAGCTGCTTGGCCAGGTGGCCGGCGCCGGCACCCGCTACGGCCTGCAGGAACTCGGCGGCGAGACTCAAGGGCTGGGCATGGATGATGGCGTATCACAGACCGCCATCGACACCTCGCGCGACATCTACGGCTACTGAGGGAGGATGCCATGGCGACCGATTTTCGCAGCAGCCTGCCCAACGTTCCCGCCCCATCGGGCAACAGCGCTCAGCAATACATCAACCCCGGCCAGGCGTTCCGTGGCGACCAGGGCGCCTCGCGCCTTCTCGGCCGCCTCAACCGCGCGCAATGGGAGGACTGGAAGGCGCGCTTCCGCCCCTACGTGCGCTCCCTGGCCGACATCGCCCAGGACGAGACGGCGCCCCGCGATGCCGCCCGCCAGGCCAGCCAGTCCATGGGCCTGGCCTTCGACGCCAACCAGCAGGCGGATGAGCAGTGGCGCCAGGGGCTGGGCGTGAGCCGCGACAGCCGCCAGCAGGCCGCCGACGAGCGCGAGGCCGACGTGCGCCGCCGTGCCGCTCAGGTGAGCGCCGGCAACCAGGCGCGCATTTCCGCCCTTGACCGTCAGCAGGCCATCCTGGCTGGCGGCATGGGCCTGTCCAACATTCCCGACAAGGTGATGGACCAATGAGCTACGGACTTCTCGGGCTGCGCGGTCAGATGGAAGGCGAGGCCATGCAGGGCCTTCAAGACCTGGCCGGGCAGCAGCGCCAGGCGGAACACTTGGAGAGCCAGATGGAGCAGGCCGAGCATCAGCAAAAAATGCAGGCCGTGGGCACCGGGGCCGGTATCGGCGCCATGGTGGGTGCCGGCACGTCCGTGGGCGGCCCCGTGGGCGGCCTCATCGGTGCCGGCGTGGGTCTGCTGGCCGGCTCACTGTTCTAGGAGGCAGACATGGCAGAAGGACTCGACACGCGTGGTCTCGCCAGCGGCTTCACGCAGGGCTTCGGCCTCATGGATCAATACTACCAGGGCCAGGCGCAGCAGGAGCGCGCCGATGAGAAGCTGAATATGCAGCGCGAGCGCTTCGATATGGAGCGCGAGGAAGTCGAGCGCGCCCGCGACCTCGAAACCGTGCAGCTCGCGCTGGGCAAGATCGCCAATGGCATGGCCCCCAGCGAGGAAGAGATCGAGACGCTGCGCGACAACCCCAAGTACTGGCCGGCGCTCGACCCCGACACCGATGATGCCCTGGCCGTGGCCGAGCAGGTGGTCGATCCCGAAAGCCCCAAGTCGATCAACGACCCCGATTCGTTGGCCTCGCTCAACCAACTGTTCGGCAGCGAGGTTGCCAAGGGCGAAGGCGGACAGAAGCTGGTCACCGGCGTCTACCCCGGCACGCAGGGCGACACCGTGACCCTGGACCTCGAAGTCACCGGCGAGGACGGCAAGACCTACCGCGCCCCCATGACCGATGGCCGTTCCAACCGCGAGGATGACGACACCGTGATGGAGGTGCCGGTCGAGAAGCTGGTGGAGAAGACGCAGGGCATGAAGGCGATCCGCAAATCCTTGCAGACCCCCGAGGCGCAGGCGCAGGCCAGCAAGGTGCTCCAGCTGCTGCGCGGCGAGGAAAGCGACAACTGGGAGCTGGAGGAACATGAGACCCTGGGCATGATCCAGCGCAACACCGATACCGGCGAGGTGAAGCCGGTACGCGGTGGCGCCGGCAGCGCCGATGCCGCTCGACGGGGCGGTGGCGACGACCGGCCCAGCCGTATCCGCGAGGCCGAGCTGCTGGTCGAGAACGGCATCGCGGGCGACATGGAAGAGGCCTACAACATGGTCCGCTCGCGGGCCGGCAGCGCGTCTGGATATGACCGGGCTCAGGACGAGATCAACTACCTGTCCGACCGCATCGAGAGCATCAACAACACCCTGCAAGACCGGGCTGCCATGGCGCAGATTCCGGACGAGGATCGCGAACAGATGCGTCGCGAGCTGGAAGAGCTGAAATCCCGTCGCGAGCGTGTCGCGCAGCAGGCCTTCCCCTCTGGCTCGGGCCTCGACACCGGGGACCAGCCGGAACCCGAGCCGGAAGGCGAGACCGAGGAAGGCAAGTCGTCCGAGGAGGACCAACCGAACCGCGAGCGCGGACGGCGCCCTGGTCCCGACACCAGCCCCGACGAAAGGGCCGACCAGATTCTCAACGACGTCCTGGGGTAAGACCGAAAGGAGCCGCGTGTGAACGCCGCCACCGACAAGTCGACGACGTGGAAAGAAGTCACTCAGAGCGAGGGCTTCAAGCAGGCCGATCCCGAGACCCGAAAGATCGTCCGCGACAAGTTCTTCGATCAGGTAATCCGCCCTAAGGCGCCCGAGGGCAAGGTCGAGTACATGCGGGACAAGTTCGTCTCGACCACCGAGCCGGACGTGTTCCCCAGCCAGGAGGCGGGTGACGAAGGAGGCGACGAGGGCGCTGGAGAGCCCCGTGGCCTGTCGCTGCCCGACGCCAGCTACACGGGCGGCAGGCCTCAGGAACGCGCCGTGAAGGAACGCCAGGATCGCCAGCAGCGCCAGGCACGCACCGACCTGCGCGAGAGCAGCGAGCTGGACACCGCCGCCCTGCAATCGGCCCAGGACGTGGCCGACGAGCCCGAGGGTATCAGTGCCAGCGACTACGGCCTGGAAACCCTGGAAGGCGGCGTGCGCGGCACCGGCGGCGTGGGCGGTGGTGCCGGCGACTTCTTGGAAATGGGCGGCGAGCAGGTCGACCGGGGGCTGCGCAAGCTGGGTCTCGGCGAGCTAATCGACCGTGGCGATGAGGCCCTGCAGGGCCGCAAGCCCAGCGACCTCTTCCAGCGCTTCGAGGACTGGATGAATGAGGGCGCCGAGCAGATCGACGCGCAGCAATCGCAGGAATTCAGCGAGGCGGTCAAGGGCTCCATGCCGAAAGGCGACCTCACCGACCCCAGTAGCTGGTCGATGGGCGACGACCCCAGCGCCGCCGGCTACATGGGCCTCATGGCCGGCCTGATGGGCGAGTTCGCGCCCCAGGCCGCGACCCTGATGGCCGGCTCCCCGCAGCGCGCCATGGCGGCCATGTCCGCTGTGGGCGGCCTGCAGGCCGGGGGCGGCCAGGCCCGCGAGGCCGAGGAATACGTCGAGACCATGGACCACGACCAGCTGTACGAGGAGGCAGGGCTCTACAAGGAGCTGGTCGACGGTGGCATGGACCCCGACGAGGCCAAACGCCAGACCGCCAAGACGGCCGGCGCGGCGGCGAGCACCGCCGGCATGGCCTTGGGTGGGGCCGGTGGCGCCGCCATGGGTTATGTGCTGGGTCCGCTGCAGAAGCGGCTGGGCGGCAACATCGTCAAGCGCGTGGCACAGAGTGCCGGTATTGAGGGGGCCATTGAGGGCGGCCAGGAAGCCACCGAAACCATGGCCGCACGCGGGCTCTCCAACCAGGCCATCGACGCCGCACGCGACGTGACCAAGGGCACCTGGGGTGACTTCATGACGGGCACCATGCTGGGTGGCCCTATCGGTGGCCTGGGTGGTGTCGGCGGCGCGGCCCGAGGCGGCAAGCCGCCGCGCACGCAGAGCGACATCGTGCGCGAGCGCACTCCCGAGGACATCGCCGCCCTCAACGAGCGCTTCGAGCAGGAGCAGGCCCGGGATGCCCGCCAGGCCGCACGGCAGCGTCGACAGGATGACGACGCACCCGACACCACCGTCACCGTAGGCGGCGACCCCGTGGAAGGTCTGGCGATGGACGAGGCCCCGGTCAGCGACAGCCGCCGTCGCTTCCTCGATACCGTCAGCTCCCTGGCCGGCGACATGGAAGACGGGGCGACGATGCCCGACTTCGACGGCGAGGGTCAGCTGACCGTGCGCAAGGATCGGCGCGACGACGGCACCGAAACCCTGCGCGTGGAGCGCGACAATGGCGAGCCGGCATTCGAGTTCGAGCGCGACGGCGATGCCTGGCGCCCCGTGGGCGTATCGGCTGGCGAGGCCGTGTCCGGCGAAGCCATGGCCGCGTCCCAGAATGTGATCCAGGCCCTGAACGGGACGTCCGCCCAGGCCACCGACCTGCTGCGCACGCCGCGCAGTGAACTCGATGCCGAGCAGCGCGCGCAGCGTGACTCCCTGGCGTTCGGCGACACCTTCAAGACGATCCGCGAGCAGGCCGAAGCGCAGGGCATGGACGACGTCGTGCGCGACCTCGATGCCGCCAGCGAGGAGGTGTCGGCCGCCCTGGAGGACGAAACCCTGGCCCGGACCAACGAGGATCAGGAGGGCGTCGAAGCCGCTCGCACCCGCCTGTCGAGTGCCGCCGAGCGCTTCGGTAGTGCCCTGGAGCGCATGGAGAGCGCCGAGACGGGCGCGAGAATGGACACAGAGGCCGCCACCGGCGAGACGGAGGGTGAGGTCGGCCGTCGCTTCCGCAGCCGCCAGGAGTGGGAACAGGCGTGGCAGCAGCAGGGGGTGGAAGACCCCTCCGCCAATATTCCCGACACCACCATCGAGATCGACGGCCAGCGCCTGGGGCTCGACGAGATCAGCCAGGGAGCAGCCGAGGCCGCCACGCGCAAGCCACGCGCCCAGGTTCGGGCAGACCTGCAGCCGCGTGGCCTGGACCTTGATGAGGCCACCGCCCAGCAGCAGGAAGAACCCGAGATAACGCCAGAAGCCCGGGAAGCCGCCGAATCGGTGGCGACAGAGGAGACGGGCGACCAGCGCACGGCCTCCGTGCCGACCATGGTCACCAACCGCATGAAGCGTGACCTGGGCAACCTGGGGTACAGCCGCGACGCGATCAAGAAGATGAAGCCCCAGGAGGCCTGGGACATCATCCAGCAGAGCCAGGCCGGCACCCAGGAAACGGACGCGGCGACCGACGAGCAGGCGGCCGACCCCGAGCTGTTCCGCCGCACCAATGGCCAGCCCTTCAAGACGGAACGTGGTGCCCGGGCCAGCCGTCCCTTCCGCGACGCCCTGCGCCAGGAGCGCGAGCCCATCGTGGAGCCGGTCGACGGCGGTTTCGCCGTACGCGTGCCGCGCCCGCGCCGCATGGAGGCACCGACGCCGTCCGAGGTGGAGGCCGGAGCCAGCCGTGCGGAGACTGACCCGAGCGACGCCCAGATCGAGGCCGACAACTACCGCAAGGGTCGAGTGCGCCTCCAGGGCATGGACATCGCTATCGAGAACCCCAAGGGGTCGGAGCGCAGCGGGACCGACGAGGATGGTGGATTCTGGCGGTCGCGCCTGGCGCACCACTACGGCGACATCAAGGGCACCCGAGCCCCGGACGGGGACAACGTCGACGTCTTCGTGGGCGACTCCCCGGATTCCGAGCGGGCCTTCGTCATCGACCAAGTCGACCGCGACGGCGAGTTCGACGAGCCCAAGGTGATGATGGGCTTCAACTCGGCGGAGGAAGCGCGCCAGGGCTACCTCGCCAACTACCCGAGCAACTGGGACGGCCTGGGCGCGATCACCGAGACCGATCCCGACACGCTGCGCCAGTGGCTGGAAGACGGCGACACCAACCGCCCCTTCGGCGACCTCGATGCCCAGGCGGAGGTGGCCCCCGAACCCAAGGGCATCGCCGCCCAGCGAGAACGGGACGCCCGATCAACCCGAGACCGCACCCTGTATCGCGGCTCGGGACGTCAGGATCGGGGCGAGCGTTACGCCGGTGCCGACGTCCCCGTCATGGGCGAGGGTCGCTACTTTGCCCTGGACCGCGAGACGGCCGAGCAGTACGGGCCCGACATCGAGACCGCCAGCCAGTCGGACGTGGCCGAGAACCCGCTGGTGATCCGTGGCGACAAGGACTGGGCGCGGCTCACCAAGGAAGCCGGGTGGGACGTTCCCAACCCCGCCGGCAAGAGCGAGGCCGAGATAAAGCGCCTGACCCGCCAGCTGCGCGAGGAGGTGACCGGCCGTGGCCACGACAGCATCGTGGTCGACTGGGACGACAGCACCCCTTACGACATGGACGACAGCGGGCGCTCGATCAAGCTGCTGCGGGACGTCTTCGACACGCCCCAGGTGGTGAGCTACCAGGCCCCCGACCAGACCCGCTATCGCCAGACCAGTCAGCCCAGCGAGCACGCCCGCGCCGTGAGCGACGCCGTGCAGCCGCTGCGTGACGAGGGGCTGCCGGCCGAGGTGGTCGACAGCGTCGATCAGTTGCCGGCGCCCATCCGCGAGGCCATCGAGCGTGACGGCGTGGCCGATCAGGTCAGCGGTGTGCGTCACCAGGGCACGTCCTGGCTGGTCGCCGACAACCTCGACTCCCCCGACGAGGCGGTCAGGACCGCCCTGCACGAGACCGTGGGCCACGGCGGAGTCCGCCAGGTGCTGGGCGACACCATGAACCGCACCCTGGACGCTATCTACCGAGACATGCCGGCCCGAGAGCGCCGCCGCCTGGAGCGCACCTACGCCGGTCAGCTGAACAACCAGTCTCCCGAGCAGGCCCGCCGCACGGTCGCCGAGGAGCACATGGCCCACTTGGCCGAGACGCAACCGCAGAGCGGCTGGGTTGACCGGGCCGTCAGCAAGGTCCGCCAGTGGCTGCGCCGCCTCTTCGGCGACCGGGCCGCCAAGCAGTGGGGTCGCCAGGAGATCGTCGACCTGCTGGCCCGGGCCCGGGGCGCCGCGATCACGCCGTCGAGAGATACCGCCCCGCGCTACGCGCTGCGCTTCAACCGCGAGTTCGGAGGCTTCAAGGCACACGTCGCGCCCGATGGCACCCTGACGGTGAAGGGCGACCCGGACGAGATTCGTGCCCAGCTGCCCGATTCGGTCAAGGGGCGCAAGGTCAAGGAGGGGTTGCGCTTCACGCCCAACCTGGCCGCCCAGGCACGCAACGCCCTGGAAGGCTTCAAGAACGCCTATACCCGGGGCGGCGAGGTGCTTCGCCAGAAGCCGATGAAGAACGGCAAGTACATCGGCGCACCCGACAAGTTCAACACCCCGGGCAAGATTGGCAAGCTGCGCCGTATTCTGCGCGGCCTCGCCGAGGAAGGGGCGCCCGGCCGCTACTGGTATGAGAACAGCGGCGACGCGATCCTGCGCATGGTGGGCGGTGATGTACGCAGAGCGCGTCAGTTTGCCTCCCTGTTGTCGATCTACTCGCCCCAGGCCAAGGTGGGCTCCAACGGCACCTTCGCCCTGCGCGCGTGGGCTCAGCACGAGGCCGGTCACCCGATCAACGTCAAGACCGGGGATCAGGACCGCAAGGCCGAGCGAGCGCTGAGCGACGTCGATGAGTTCTGGAGCGGGGAGAAGACCTCCAACTTCTTCAACAACCTGCTCCGCCAGATCGACCCCAGCACCGAAGGGCGCCAGGGCGCGACCATCGACATGTGGATGATGCGCGCCGCGCAATACGACCACGACCGTCCGACCGATTCCGAACAGATGTTCATGCAGGACGAGGCCAACCGGGTCGCCAAGCAATTCGGCTGGGAGCCTCAGCATGTCCAGGCAGCCATCTGGGTGGCCATCAAGGCCCGCATGGAGAACCCCAAGGTCAAGAAGCGCGCCGACGAAATTTCGGAGCGCAAGGGGTGGATCAGCTTCAGGGAGGTCGAGAAGGACGGCAAGACCCGCAAGGAGCGCGTCACCCACAACGAGGCGAAGCACTGGGACAACTGGTTCGACCAGGCGATGAAGTCGGACGTCGACCCCCAGGAGACGGTCAAGGCCAAGTTCGACTTCGAGGAAGCCATCCTCAACCACGTCGGTCAGGTCTCCTGGGAGGCCCGGCCAGGCCGCACCACGGGCGTGCTGCCGGGCGTCCACGACGCGCCCTATGAACAGCAGGTGGAGTTCCAGCAGGCGGTCCACAACGCCCTTCGCGATGAGAACGGCGTGGACATGGTCGCCGCTCGCCTGGGGTTGATCGCCGAGCCGGACGACCTGATGGCACCCGGTGCCTGGCAGGGCGAGGTCTCGGCCGGCATGCAGAAGCAGGTGGCGGTGGCTCCCGACCGGGGCGGCACCCAGCGTGGCGCCGTCGACCCGGCTCAGCGGGAAGCTCTGGACCTCTACGCCAACCTCCTGGGGCTGCTCACGTATCAGGAGGGCATCGGCTGGCACCGGCCCTTCCCGGCCACCTCAAAGAAGCGTGCGAACGCCCTGGACGTCAACGTGGGGCGCCCGCTGTCGGCGCAGGAGATGGCCGACCTGTCGAGCGCCCTGGACGCGCACTTCAACGAGAAGGGGCAGCCCGACTGGCAGGACGACCTGGCCCTTGTCAGCACACCGCAGGGTGTTAGGCTGCTCAATATGGGCACGCTGCCGGACGGCAATGCCCTTGAAGCGCTGGATGCTGTCTTCGCACCGGCAATACCTGATTCTGAAACGAAGCTATTGCGGTTCGACGGCGGTTTCGCCGCCAACGACTGGCAGGAGAATCCTAATGGGCAAGGTTACACGTCGCGGATTAGCGAAGCCGGACGATCCGATCTTCTCGACTGGGCCCGAGATCAGCTCCAACCACGCGTACAGCGGGTCTTCGAGGACTTCAGCGAGCGATACGGGTGGGGAGACCCCGGCGACGTCCGATTCAGCCTACGATCCGAACGCACCGGAGACCGAGGAGGACGCCAAGCGCGCCGAGGCCCAGCGCCGCTTGAAGGTGCGCCGTCAGTACGAGGGGCTTCGGGGCCGGACCCGGAACTCGTAGCGGTTGCCGAGCAGTATGCCCGCGACCATGGCATCGAGCTTCGTCGACAGGCGGAATACGTCAAGGTCGACGAGGACCGTGCGCGGCGCATCGCTGACGCCTATGCGGCGATGGAGCACGCCCCACAAGACCCCGAGGTACAGCGCGCCTACCGTGACATGATCCGCCAGACCCGGGCGCAGTACGACGCCCTGGTCGACGCCGGATACGAGTTCTACTTCTTCGACGCCGATACCGACCCTTACGACGGCAACCCTTGGAACGCTGTTCGCGACCTGCGCGCCAATAAGCGGATGGCGGTATTCACCACCGAGGGCGGCTTCGGCACCGACGAAGAGTTCGACCCCACCGACAACCCACTCCTCGAGGACACCGGCCTTGAGTGGGCCTTCGGCAGCCCGGACGGCCCCAAGCGCAAGGTGCTTGCCAACGACCTCTTCCGCGCGGTTCACGACGCCTTCGGGCATGGCCTGGAGGGCGCCGGCTTCCGTGCGCGTGGCGAGGAGAACGCCTGGCAGGCGCATATCCGGCTGTTCACCGGCCCGGCAGTGGGCGCCGTGACGTCCGAGACGCGCGGGCAGAACAGCTGGCTCAACTTCGGCCCCTACGGTGAGCACAACCGCACCGCCGGCATCGAAGACACCGTCTTCGCGGACCAGAAGACCGGCCTCATGCCCGAGTGGACGTGGACCGAGGGCCGTGCGCCGAGCGAGGACACCCCCGAGCCGCGATTCAGCCTGGCGCCGCCGGTGAAAAGCCCGGCATTCCGTCGCTGGTTCGGCGAGTCGGTGGTGGTCGATGCCGAGGGCGAGCCCCTGGAGATATACCACGGCACCCAGACCGACATCGCCTACGCCACCGAGAACGGCGGCCCGATCTACCTGACCGACTCGGCCCGCTACGCCAACTACTACGCCGGCGGCGAGGCCACCGGCTCCCCGATGACCTTCGCTGACCAGTACCCGGTTGGCGACATGACGCCCGAGCAGCAGCGCGACGAGGTCGAGCGTATCGAGACCGAGGCGATGGCCACCAACGACGCGGTCACCGAGGAGGAGGCCGAGTTCTACTATGGCGAGGGTGCCAACCTGTCGCGGATGTGGGAGGCCTTCGACGACACCGAGCGTCAGCAGATTCGCGAGCGCAACCCGTCGGTGGCCGACAAGATCGACCGCTACCAGGCGCTCGACGCCCGAATCCGCGAGACCGCCCGTCGCCAGCAGAGCCTCAACGAGGAGGCCCGTCGCGTGGAGAGCCGCGGCCGGATCGCCACGCCGAACGTGGTGCCGGTCTACGCCTCGATCCAGAACCCCTACTACGTACAGGACGAGATGGGGATTTATAACCTGGGCGACGACCCCGAGGCCGTCCAGCGCCTTAAGGACCAGGGCTACGACGGCGCGATCTGGATCAACCCGGGCGTCGACAACCTGGGCGAGGCCGCCAACCTGCCCTACGGCAGCGAGGTCCTCGCCTTCTCCCCGGGCCAGGTGAAGTCGGTCTATAACAAAGGCGAGTTCGACATTGGCGATCCCGATATTCGCTTCTCGCTGCGCCGTCCCGTGGGCGGTCGGTATCCGTCCGGCGACTCGGCTCACTTCAGCCTGCCCGACGAGACCCTCACCGAGGTCGCCGCGCGTAAGGCAGTCGACAAGATGCGCCCCCTCAAGGTTCTGGAGCAGCGCATCGAGGAGCATGGCGGTCGCGTCAACGAGGACAACGACGTCTACCTGGCCGAGGAGCTGTTCCACGGCAAGACGGAGACCGACCTGCGTGACCTTGAGCAGGACTACGTCCAGCGCCTCGCCGAAGGCCTGGCCGAAGCCGACATCAGCCAGTCCGACTTCGACGACTTCCTCTACGCCCGCCACGCGCCGGAGCGCAACGCAAAGATCGCCGAGCGCAACCCCGACGATGAGCGCTATCAGGACGGTGGGTCGGGGATGACCGACGCCGAGGCCCAGGAAATTCTCGACCGCAAACTCAACAGCAGCAAGGCGGATGACTACCGGCGCCTTGCCCAGATCGTCTATGACATGCTGGCCCTGCGTCGCGAGGCGATCCGCGAGGGCGGCCTGGAAGACAACGAAGCGGTGGACGCCTGGGAGGCCAGCTACGACTACTACGTGCCGCTCAAGGGCTGGGCTCACGACGAGGAGGCCCAGCCGCAGTTCGGCGTCGGCACGGGCACCGGCAAGGGCTTCGAGGTCCAGGGCCGCGAGGGACGCACCGCGCTGGGCCGTCGCACCCAGGCCGCTTCGCCCTCGACCCAGGCTATCGTGGACACCATCCAGTCGCTGATTCGCCGCCGCAAGAACGAGGTCGGCAACTCGCTGCTGTCGCTGGTGACCGACAACCCCAACCCCAAGCTGTGGCAGGTCTTCACGCGGGACAACCCCGATATGGAGCGTGCCAAGGTGACCCGCACCGACCCCGAGACCGGCGAACGCCGCATCGAGGTCCAGATGCGCCCGGTGGCCATGGACGGCAACCCGCGCTACTTCAAGACCAAGAAGGGCGGGCGCACCTACTACATCAAGATCAACGACGAGCGACTCGCGAACGCCATGCGAAACGTGGGGCCCGAGCAGAACGGACTCCTCATCAACGCCATGGCCTCAGCCACGCGCCTGATGTCTAGCCTGGTCACGAGCTACAACCCCGAGTTCATGGTCAGCAACTTCGCGCGCGACCTGCAGACGGCGATCCTCAACCTGTCGGCCGAGCAGACCCGCGAAGACGGCAAGGCGAAGGGCAAGCGGATCGTCCGCCAGACCGTACGCGACATCCGGCCGGCGATGCGCGCTGCCTACCGGGCCCTGGCTGGGCGGGAAGGCCGTGATGCCAATTCCCGTGTCTGGGACCAGTGGATGCGCGAGTTCATGGAGGACGGGGCGAAGACCGGCTACTTCGACATGAAGGACATCGACGCCCAGGCCAAGGAGCTTCGCCGCGTGATGCGCCGCTCGCAGCGAGGCGCGGTGTCCGACATGCTGCGCGCCCGGAAGCGCGCCACCGACCTCGTGGAGAACGTCAACGGGGCGGTGGAGAACGCCGTGCGTCTGTCGGCCTACGTCAATGCGCGCAAGGGCGGCCTGTCACGCAAGAAGGCCGCCAGCCTGGCGAAGAACATGACGGTTAACTTCAACCGTCGCGGCGAGCTGGGCACCGCCTTCAATGCCGCCTTCATGTTCTTCAACGCCTCCGTCCAGGGCACCATGAACGTGGTGCGGACGCTGGGGAGCATCAACGATGCACCGCCGGGCAACAGCCGCATGAATATCTGGTCGCGGATGAACGCTGCTCAGAAGATGGCCGTGGGCATGACGGTGGGGTCGTACATGCTCAGCATGTTCAACCGCTGGATGTCCGAGGAGGACGACGATGATGAGTTGTACTGGGACAAGGTGCCCTCGTTCGAGAAAGAGCGCAATCTGGTCTTCATGACCAGCGGCGAGAACTACGTCAAGATTCCGCTCCCCTACGGCTACAACGTCTTCTCGGTGATGGGCACCCATGCCGAGGGCGTCATCAACGGCAACAAGTCGATCACCGACTTCGGCAAGGACATCGCCCTGTCGGTCCTGGGCAGCTTCTCGCCCATCGGCTTCGAGGACTCGCCCGAGATGCAGAACGTCCTGGCGAAGAACATGACCCCCACGCTGTTCCGCTCCATCACCCAGGTGGCCGTCAACGAGGACTTCGCCGGGCGACCCATCTACCGCGAGAACTTCGTGGGCGGGGCACCCAAGCCCGACAGTCAGCTGGGCATGGGCTCCACCCCCGAGGCATTCAACGCCATGGCGGAGTTCATCAACGAGCACACCGGCGGCAGCAAGTACCGCAGCGGTGCTGTGGACCTCAACCCGAGCGTCATGCAGCACTTGGTGAACTACTACGGGGGCGGCGCCTGGGGCTTCACCGAGAAGACGGCGGACGCCGTGGCTCGGGTCTTCCAGGGCGACGAGATCAAGCGCTTCCGCATCCCCTTCGCGGGCCGGGTGATGGGCGAGGTCATGCCCTACCGGGACATGCAGACCTTCTACCAGCGCCGGGACGAGCTGGCCCAGCTCAACGAGGAGTTCGAGAACATCGACGCCGACAAGGCGCTCGACTTCCACGACAAGCACGAGGCCAAGCTCGGCCTCCATGAGCTGGCCACGGAGGTCTCTGACACGCTGGCGAAGCTGCGCGACGTTCGCGACGCCATCAAGGAGGATGACGAGCTGTCAGAGGCGGAGCGCAAGGAGGAGGTCGAGGCCATCGAGGAGGCCATGCAGGCCGAGGTCGACTTCTTCAACAAGCTCTACAATGAGGACACCCGCGAGTCGAGGTGACGCCGCAGCCGATGGCCGACCCCGTAGCCGATGGCGAAGATGAACGGGAACCAGGCGAGCGTGATAAGCGTCGCCACCCAGCCGCCGTAGGGCAGCAGCTCGAAGAAGGGCAGGAAGGTGTACGGCCCGAACATGGCGGCGAACGCGAAGACAGCGCCGCAGCTGAACGGGGTGACGGCCACCACCTTGCGATCTATCTGCTCCAGCAGGGTGGGAGGCCGCTCGGGCAGCAGCGGCCGCTCATACGGCTGCGTGGCCCGAGAATCGGCAAGCGCCCACCACGACAGGAGGCGGCGATAGACGAACTGTCGCACCCGGTAGCGGACCCAGACCCCGGCCAGGAAGCCGACCGGGATACACCCGTAGCTGGCATAGGCGTGATACCAGTGCGGCTCGCCGGCCCACGGGGCCTGCGACATGAAGACCAGCACCGTGACCGCCACGCCGACCACCAGCCCGATGGCGGTGCGGCAGAAGTCCAGTGTCAAGGCGCGATCTATCCGTCGATGCTCGGCCTCCGTGAGGCGTACCACGGAACTCCACTGCGAGGGGATCATATCGCCTCCGTCTTTCCTGCCATAAGGGTAGTCATCTGCCCGGCGTCATTTCCAGACGCTCCCCGCCCATGCCAGGCACGATGATCCGGGCATCGAACTCGTCGATCATTTCCTGAGTGATACCGGCCTCCAGGGCATCGAGGTAATCGCTGTACCACTGCATCATGATGCTCCGGGGCTTGATCCAGGCCGCCTTGTTGTAGACGCCCTCCAGGCCAGGCAGGGCGTGGGCCAGCTGCATCTCCGTCCAGTCGCGCGGCCAGCCGTGCTCCGACAGCAGCGTCTTGGCGGTGTGCCGGCTCCCGTGGCCTGTCATCCTTCCTTTATATCCCGCCAGGTCGATGCAGTTGTTGATCGCGCTCGACGACAGCACGGGTGTCTTGCTCCCGTTGCGGCTCGGGAAGACGTACCCCCGGCGATTGGCCAGCGGCCTCACCCCTTCGAGCAGCTCGATCACCTGACGGGTCAAGGGAACCAGATGGTCGCGGGAGGACTTCATCCGCTCGGCCGGGATCGTCCAGATGGCGTTGTCGAGGTCAATCTCGTCCCAGTGCATCCAGCGCACCATGGCCGGGCGGGAGGCCGTATGCACCACGACCCAGACCGCTGTGCTGACGATGGTTCCGCTGGACACCTGGCGGAGCGCCTGAAGAAATCCCGGGAGGTCGCTCTCCAGCAGGTGGGCAAAGGGCTTCGAGGGAGTCTTGCGACGGGCGACCACGCCCATGTCGGCGGCCGGGTTGTGATCGCATCGGTCGTGGGCGATGGCATAGCGGAATATTGCCCGCAGCCAGACGCGCATCTTGCGCGCCCGCTCCAGGGCGTTCCGCTTTTCGATTCGCTGTTGTACCCTTACGCAGTCGGCCCGGGTGACTCGGGAGATGGGGATGCGGCCCAGGATGGGGAGGGCGTCGTTGTCCAGCCATCCGCGGACATGGCGCTCATATTCGTCGTTGACGCCTTCCTTCAGCTTGTGTTCGAGCCATTCCTCGGCCGTGACCGACCAGGGGGCCATGCGGTCGCTCGACTTTTCGGCCTTCTCCTGGCGGCGCTTCTCCAGGGGGTCTTCGCCGTGCGAGACGGTTTCCGCGACCTCCTGGGCGCGGGATCGGGCGAGCTTGACCGAGGTGTCGGGGTACGCCCCGATGCCCAGCCAGGCCCAGCGTCCCGTATCCGGTTTCTTGTAGCGGACCTCCCAGCGCTTCCGGCCGCTCGGGCTGACCACGAAATACAAGCGGTCGACGCCGTAGGCCTCGCGGTATTCCCGGTCCTCCGGCTCCAGCTTGGCGAGCACGGTGTCGGCCAGGGGGCGACGTTTGATGGCAGTGCGTTTCAT